TGCCGACGAGGTTCATCTGCGCCGAGCTATACACGTTGTCTAATATCGCGGTCTTCTGAATGCTGCGCAGGTTGAAATTCGGCTGTCCCGTGCCGACCAACCGCAGATTGCGAAAGGCGATGTTGTCTACGAGTTCACTGGTGCCCCAGGTGCCGACCGAGCAGAACTGAATGCCGATTTGGGCCGAGTTTCCGGCAATGACAGTGCCCTGAACCTCGACGTTTTCGATTGTGTGGCCGCGGTCCACAGCATCGTCGGTCGAATCAGCCTTGAGCTTGCTGACCCGGAATCCCGCGCCGGTGTAAGTGGTGGCGCCGGTGCGAATGTTGAGAAACACGCGCACGTTGCTGTGTCTGACCACTTGAAGATCAGAGTCTTGAACCTGCAGATCCACCCCGATGCTGCGGCTGGCATCAGCGATCGTTGAGCGCGTGTTGGTGTAGTAAACCGTAACGCTGTCCATGCCTCTGGTGGTTACGTTCGTCAGCAGGCAATCCACGGATGCCTCGGCATCAGCCGAGTCAACGTAGACAGTGGCATCGACGATTCCCTGCAGAAACAGAGAGCGGCCGCACTCGGTAGTGACAAGACTGGCAGTCAGCTGGTGTCCGGTGGCGCCAGCATTGGTCAGCGGGTAGCCGGTCTGGTTGGCGTGGATCATGCCCAGACGGAAGCCACGGCTGATAAATGAGGCGGCATCGCCAGCCTCACGCCTGGGATAGAACCCAACCCGCAGCGAGTTGAACGTGGCCATCTCGCTAGTGACGTTCTTGCAGCCCTGCCGGAAGGTCGCGAACTCAACGCCGCGGCTGGTCTTTTCGTTGATCGGCTGCGTCTGAGTGCAAGTCACCTTGATGTGGCCGACGAAGTGGACGCCCTCGCAGGCCGTGAAAATGAAGGGCGTGACCGTCTGCGAACCCGTGAACGTGCGATCGATCACCAGCTCAGCACCGTCCGATTTGATGGTGATGCCGCGCAGGTTGCTGAAGTCTCCCAGCGCGCCCGTGCTGCCATTGGAATAGAGCCGGTAGCGGCGGGAGCCCAGGTCCAGCACGCCGCCGCCGCGCGCCTGGATCACAAGGCAGGCGTTGCGAAACGCAGTGCTGTCATCGGTGCCCACGCCGGCACCTGTGTAGTTGCCGACGGCGCCGTAGCGGAACATGCCGCCAAGCGCCTCGGCTGATAGATACGCATAGTCGCTAGGCGTAATTCCAGCCGAGGTTTCTGAAGCTGTTCTCGGATAAAGAGCCAGTGCTACGGCTGCCTGAGTCATCGAAGATGGGCTTTTGACCTCATCTATTGTGCGCAGCGTGACCGCAGCCGACGTCTGCAGCAGGAACTTGTACTCTTCGCCATCGGTCAGGAAGATCGTGCAGCGCCCCGCCGAGTCCAATACGATGGGGTTAGCATTGGGTACCGATAGGTTCTCATCGGTGTACGTCGTTTTTGGCGTTGTCGTGCCAGGCGCATAGGTGTACAGCAGACCACCAGACAGCGGCTCGCCAGCGTTGTCGAAGAACTGAAAAACTGGGTTGATCAGCGGAAACGCCATCAGCGGCCCCCACAAACGAAAAACCCGGCACTAGGCCGGGTTGGGTGGTGAATTTTCATTGCGCCTATTCGACTTGCTCGCTCGCAATGCCGCCTGCAGCACCTGTCGGTACCGCGCTGCTCAGGTTTGGCACGAGGCCGCGGACTGCGGTATTAGCCTTGGAGGAGTTCAATCCCCTCGTGACCATGTTTGCCGCGCCGAGAGCTGCAGCAGTTTCAATGTTGCCGCTGGCAGCGCTGACCATGCCGAGCCGCTGCAGTAGCTGCTGCGTCGCCTTCACGATGACGTTGCCGCTGTTGGAGTAGTTGACTACTCCCTCGCGGGGTATCTTCGCGGTTGCAAGGCCCACGAATTCGCGAATCGCCTTGCGATCGGCCGGCGAGAAAATGGCTGCCATCTGCTCGCTGTTCTTGCCCTTGAAGTAACGCTCGTACTGGGACACGATCAGGCGCGGGCTGATGCCCTCGTTCTTCAGTGCTGGTCGGAATACCTGCTCGAGCGCGCCTTGCTTCAGCGCGACGTGCGCGGGACTGTCGGCACCGTGGATCTGCAGGATGCGCTCGGTCAGCGCCTTGTTCTGCACAGCCTTGGTGATGACTTCCTCGCCAGTCACGTTGTCCGACTTCAGCCAGTTCTTGATCTGGTTGCCGGCTGCTTTCTCGGCCGCGCCGGCATCTTTGTTCACGCCGAAGAGACCCTGGAAGCGCGCGTAAAGGTCGCGCCCGGCCTTCCACGCCGCGACTGAATTCTGATTGCCGTTGATCTTCCCGGACGCGAGCGCGGCATCCACCATCTGGCCGAACTGCTCGCGAAGCACGTTTAGACCCTCGCGATCAGTGGCATTGGCGCTTCGCCACTCGGTGTTGATCAGCTTGCTGACGTTTTCCAGTTGAGCAAGCGTGATGCCGTCTGCGTCGTTCAGCTTGGCGGCGTTCTGCTCGATATATTTGAGCATCGATGCAGTTTGCGGATAAAGCGCGGGATCGTAGGCCAGCGCTCGACTAACTGCGGCCTCTGCCTGCGCAGGAAATGCCTTCATCGAGGCGGAGTCCAGTGACGCGCCTAACTGCTTGGCCGTGGTGTACTGCGCCTTGTAAGCGGCCTTAGCTGCGCCACCAGCGGCCTTTGTCTCAGCGATCACGGTCTGGCCCGCATCCGCCACGTCCGCCGCTCTTGCCCCGCTGATCTCGCGATTGAGCAGGCCGAAGCCGCTTTCGCCGTCGGCGCCGCGCAACTTCGTGGCTGATTGCGCCTCGGAGTTGCGCATGGTCTGACCAGCCCACGTGCTCACGTCCATGCGCTTGAGGTTCTCCTCTAGCGACTGCTGTGCGTAGTCCTGATTGGCCTCGCCCTTGGTTAGCGGCGTGTTGAATCTCCGGGACAGAGCAAGCCGAACAGCAGCCTCGCCTGTATCTGCGCCGGCTTCTTTGCCGGCTGCGATGGCATCATCCGCGCTCGACTGCAGTTGCCTGGCCAGTTGCGGCGTGATCTCGTCCGGGTTCAGGCCGATCTTTTCGGCCAGCTTCCTACCAGCGGCAGACAATGTGCCGTCGGGATTCAGTGCGCCAGCGCTGCCCGTGAGCGATCGATAAAAGTCTCGGCCCTTTGCGGCCAGCCAGCCAGCGACCGGGGCAACAACAGTCTCGCCTACCCCCTGGCCAATGCCGCTGGCGAGAGCTGTGACAACCGCCTTTTCTGGGCTCACGCGCTGCTCGGATCCTTGCGGAATCGCGGCATAGTCTTCCGCAACGCTGGTTGCCCCTCCTGCTGCGGTAGCGATTCCAATGCGGCTGGTTAGGTTTGCACCAAGGCTCGCTAGCTTTCCGGCGGGAATGTACTTGCCAACCTGGGCAAGCGAATCAAGGATTCCATCCAGCGAGACTCCTGGAGCGTTGATGTAACCCGGCTTGCCTTTGTAGCTGACGACAATCCGCCCGTCTGGTGCCACCTCGGTTGTGGCGCCCGGCAATACTTTGCGAACAATGTCGGCGCGTGCTTTTTCGCTTGGAGTAGTCAGAAACCCCAAGGCTATACGCCACTTCTGACCCTCTGTCGTATCTTCCAGAAAGGTTCGTTCCCCAATATTTTCGAAGTCGATTTTAGGCTCATCGAACGGATCAACAAGGCCGCTCTGAGGCTGTAACTTTCCGACAGCCGCCATGGTCGCCTGCGGCGCCGGATCATCGAACGGGTCAACGAGTGGCATATCGGTCCCGCCAGTCTTTCACGATTTCCTCATCGGATACGCCGGGGTTGGCCTCTCGAACGGCATCACGGAATTCATTGAAGAACACCAGCCGGCCGCTCTTGGCGTTCTTCCCCGCCAGGGGCGTGTTCTTCACGTACTCTCGAATCTCCTTGCGGAAACCGTCAACCTTACCCTTGCTGGTTCGATACTCATCAGCCAATTGGGCAAGAGTAGATTCACGATCAGCAAGCGCGAGCTGGTACTTGGTGATCAGCTCGTTCGCTTCCTTGGTGTTCTTTGTGTTTCCGAACTCTGCCTCGATGCGCTTGGCGTCGGATTCGGTCTGCGGACCCTTCTGTTTCAGTTGCTCCTGAAGTATCAGGGTATTCTGGATTGATTTGTACTGCGCGAGGTTGCTGATCTGGTCGAGCTTGGATTGCGCGATTGGTACGCCAAGATCAAAAAAGAATGCATTCGCATCGGCACGGAAGTCCTGTGTTGGCCCGGTTTGGGCTGGACTTTCTAGCATTGCGCGCAGACTACCGATTTTCTCCTGTGCGGCCTGGCCACGATTTTGGAGGTCCGAGTAATCCTTCGCGTCGATCTTTGCCAGCTCAACCTCGCCAGCTGACTGAACTTTCGTGTCTATCGACACCAGCGGCTTCTGCGGACGCGGCGCAACGCCGGGCACAACCCGAGGCTCGCCCTTGCTGTTGTACTGGACCATGACTTCCTTGCCGTCTACCACGCCGGGCTCAGGCTTTGTCCAGTTCTCGGCATTCAGGATCGCATCGCCCTGGCCCTGCGTGAGCAGTCCCGATTGCACGTCAGCGGCAACCTTGCCTTGATCTGATAGCGGCGCAGGCTTGGATGGAGACAGCCCAAGGTCGCCCGAGATCTTCCGGATGAGCATACCGCCCATCCCTTCGATCTCATCATCATCAAGGTCGGCCCATGATTGGCCGCTCTTGGCCTCGAGCTCCTTGATGTACTCGGGTTCGTTCTGCTCGATGTACGCCTTGCGCTGGTCTTTTGGCAGAGCCATGACTTGCTGCACCTTCGCAAGCGCTCGTTGCCCTGTGACCTGATCGAACTTGATTTCTGTTTCCTCTCGCTCCCAGTCGAAACGCTTTGCCCGCCGCGTCTCCTCCTCCGCAGCGCGCCCTTCGGCATTTTGCAGCGCCGTCATTCTGGCGCCGGCCTCTTTCTCGGCATTGGCGATCGCACGGCCCTCCAAGAAGGAGTCAACCGGCGTGAAGCTCTGCTGCATTGCTGCGATATTCAGTGCCATGTCAGCTCGCCATCCCGGTTTGCGGCCGGTTGAAGAAGAATCCTGCGCCCCGAGAGATCTGATTCGTAGCGTTCGCAATCGCGTTGCCGCTGGCCACGAATCCAGACGCGCGAGCCTCGCCAGCATTGGTCAGCGCCCCGCCGATGTTCTGGCCGGTGTTCACCACTATGCCCGCGCTGTCGCTCGATGCGCCGCGGCCGAATCCGGCAATCTGCGCGATGCGATCGTAGACGCGCTGATACTCGTTACTCGCGTAGTCCTGGCCGTATCTCGTGAGCTTGCGAAGCTGACCGCCAGAGTTGAGCGAGCCGCGTGCAGCAGCGCTACGGTCCAATGCGCGGATACCCTCGTCCATGCGGAACTGGTAACCCGGATCGGCCTGGAAGTTGTACTTCCCGTAAGATGATAGATCCTCGGGGCCAGGCGGGCCTGGTGCGAGCTCGTCTTGAGGAGCAAGGCTCTTACCCTGCCTTGGCTCGACAGCGGCTGGGCCGAGCCTGCTGCGATCAATGCCGTTCAAATCCAACAGAGCAGCGGTAGCTGCATAGCCGGCATTGAAGAATGGCCGCTGAAGCGCAAGGGCGCGATCTTCTGAATCCTGCTGAGCTGCTATGGATTCTCGGCTCGCATTGGTCTGCGCCTTTGCAGCCTTGTCAGCTGCGCGCTTCTGCGATACAGCGCCACCAACGGTCGCCGCAGCGCCTACAACGAGAGCTGTGGTTACGGCCATAGACGTTTACTCCAGGTTCTCTCAGCTGGCTCGTAGCCGTCGGCTTCGTACATTGCCGCTACCCTATCCAGTTGCATGCCTTCGATGGCCATCATTGAGAGCCGGTAAATGCCGGCTGTCTTCGCAGCCGATTCCATTTGGTTGAGCATCATCCGGCCGATGCCGGTTTTTCGGTGCTGCGGCTCAACCCAAAACCAAAGCTCTGCTGCCACATGGTATTCGCGATTCAGAAACAGTGGCGAACGAAGCGCGCCAATAAAACCAGCGCATTCACCATCCACCTCGGCGTACACCAACAATCCCTGAGCAATCATGTGTCCACACGTCAGAGCCACGGAGTCCGGGCAATACGGCACGTCGCAGTATGGGATGGCAGACCAAAACGCACGGCCGTGCCGGACGATGGCTTTCACATCGTCCTGTGTTGCCAACCTTATGTTGATCATTGGAGATCGAAGAAGCAGGTGTAAACCAAACGTCCGTCAGTGGCATCTCTGCCGAATCCGTTCACGGGTTCAGCTCGGTGAAATAGCTCGGCTCGAAAGATGAATGCCCGGTTCGGACGCATCTCGCACATGGAATACACGCGCCACATCTCGGGCTTGCTGTGGTCTGTCTCCCAGTGCGCCATATCATCACCGCTCGCGTGACGCACGAGGCTCGTCCCGCCTTGGCAGTGCTCGGCGCGGTTGAGGTAAAGCATCAGGCTGTACTGCCCCATCAGAGCGTCGTTGTGTGCCTGGTGCGGAGCCTGAACACCTTCCAGAGATAGCCGCATGAATGCGGTATTGATTTTGACCGGCTGACCAAAGATCGATTCGAGGCGCTGGCGCGTCCCCCATGTCGGCACATTCGCGCAGATTCCCGGGTACTCCACCCCGTCGGCCGGATTGACCACAGGCGCGTATAGCTGCGTATCGGCCCACGCGCGGAAGTCATCGAAGTCCGGCAAAAACCCGTCGATGATCATGCTGTGCGGGATCAATTCGGGATCCTCAACACCTTGAAACCCACCCCGCCACTGTCTGCGGCGCCGACCGTCACGCGCTCAAGAGTGCCGTTGTCGACGTCGTAAATCATAAAGCGCGTGTGAGTGGCGGTGGAGGACCCGTCAAACCTAGCTACCTCGGTAGCACCTGAGCTGAAGTTGTGGGCCGTTGCACCGTATGCGATCGATGTGATCGTGCCGCCAGCACTGTTGGTAATGTTGAGCGCGGTGGCTGCAAGAGAGCCGGCATTGTTGATGCAGCGCAATATGAGACTGCTGCCGCTCGTGAACCACTGCCAGCGACCCTCGTCAGTGGTCGCGTTCTCGTCGAAGAACTCGATTAGCGGCAGATTGCTCTTGAGCAGCAGCGTCGGATCGGCGCCGGTGCCGACTTTGGTCAGCAGCAACTGCGCGCTGAAAGTCCAGGCGCCGCTGATGGTCTCAGTAGTCGCAGCCTGCGGGTACTGCGGGTGGTCGTCGTCGCCCAGTCCGGCTAGTCCGCCATGGTCAACGCCAGCCGGGAGTACTGCAGCGGTTATCGTGCCGGCCCCGTCGTTGTAAGTGAAGTCAATGCTGGCGCTATCTACGAGGTTGTTGCCGACCGCATCCTGGGCGCGCTCATCAGTGAAATAGAGGTTTGCGCCCTCAGCCAGATTCGTAGTCGTGAATACAGACAGCGATACCGTCCCCGTCAGCGTGTTGGCGCCGTCGCTGTGCGACCAAGTGATGCCAGTGCCGTTGGTGATGAACGCCGCTACAGTGTCCCGAGTGGTTTCTGCGAAATCGGTAACAGCGGAGGCCTCGACATCTTCAAGACCCGCCAGGAAGTCTTTTAGGAAAAGGTCCCATCTCTTTGGGTCCTCGGGGACAACGCGAAAGGTTCGAGTCCTAGTCCTCGCCACGGATCACCTCATCGCGGGATCTGCCGACTGCACTGGTAATGATCCACTTCACTGGATCTGAGACGCGAAGCCACAGCGCTCGCTTACGGCTCCTGCCGAGCTTTCTCCAAACGGCGCGACGGGTATATTCACCGATCATTCCAGCCGATCTGGTGCGCTCATTCCCCCAGGTGTTGCCGTCGTCCTTTGAGGTTCGCAGCATCATCAGGGGATTCGATCCTTGTCCGGTGGACAGGCCAACTCCCGGTTGGCATTCAATTTCCACCTCGTCGAGTGAGAAGCGCGAGTTCTCAATGTCCATGTTGATGGAGATGCGGTCGCGAATGATCGTCGTACCAGCCTCGGTGTAGACATCAGGCTCAATGGTGTAGATCTTCCCCGAGTCGTAGTCGCCCACGTAGTGCCGACCGAATGCAAAGCAATGAGCGTTCGCACGGTGCCGGCTCTGCTCGTTACCACTGATATTCGAGGACCACTGATGGAACTGCTTCTCGCGCGCGTCGTATACCCACGTGGCGTTACCCGTGGGGAAGGTGATCACGTAGAACTCGTGGCCCTCGATCTGGTAGGTGAAGGCGAAGGCATCATCTATGGTCGAATACCTCGACCACTTCCAGTTGATCGACGAGGGCGATATCACTACCGGGTTATAGCCGTTCGCCTGTACCAACAGGCCATGCCCACGCTCATCTTTGGAGAGCCAAACGAGCGAGTTATCGAAGCGACACAGGGTTGCGGGTGCCGCTATGCCCTTCTGCATGAAGCCTGCGGCGAGGCGCTCGAAAGGGAAATCGGAATCACCGGTATTTTCGTAAATCTCGGTGGTGGTCTCTCCGGGCAGCCACAATTGACGAAGGTCCGAGATCACCGAACTCACATTGTCCGAATCACCCTCGACCGTGGTGAAATCGGAGTCAACCCAGCTCGTCGCCGAGTTGAGATCTGAGATGCGGAATCGGCCTGTTGCAGGTACCGGAACGATGAAATAACCGTCCTGGTAGGCGATCGCACTGCCGCCCTCGAAGTCCACATCCGTGATGATTGCGAGCAGGCCCGAGGTGATCGTGTAGCCACTGGTGGAGCCGTCCACCAGCACTATCGAGGTGCCGTTGTCCTCCATGAACACCCGGCCGGTTGCCGTGCCAATCGTTCCAAGGTCAGTGCTCGCGTGATCGCTGCTGACCGAATACACGTGATTGCCGGCAACGGCATACAGCGTGTTTTCGAATAAGTGAATGCCCCGTATTGGGCCTTCATTGAGCGTCAATCGCAGCGTCAGGCCGGGCGTGCCGACCAAGTAGAAGCTATCGCCGTATGACTCTAGGAAGAAATTCAACAGCCGCTCGGGACTGACGGAGCTAGACCTACCTCCGTAAGCTCCTCCGAGCAAGGGGAGCTTCATCGATGCTCGGCCCCGATGATCAAGGAGGCGTTCTCCACGTCATGGTCAAGCAGGTCCTCAAGCAGCCGGGCGGCCTTGCGCTCAAGGCGATCCTGGAACTTCGTAGGTATGCCGTACTCAGGCCCTAGATCATCGGCGAGACCGAAAATGATCGCCTTGCCCCACTCGATTGGGAAATCCAGGTTATCGCTGGCCGCGTCGAAGTCATCGACCAGCGGTTGCGTGATCAGTATCAGTTTGTCGACACCGCCGGCATTGGCCGGCCAGACGAACAGCGTGCCGTTTTCAATTGTCGGCTGGTAGTAGGCCTTATTCGGTCGCCCACCCGATCCCTTGTTGGAGAGCATGCGGTATTCCGTCTCGCCAATCAGCTCAACCTCGTTGTCGATACCAGATGAGTCTCGCGTGTGCGCGTATACGATCTTCACAGGGCGGTTGCATTTCGTGGTGTAGGCGTACACCGCGTTGCCGGATGACGCAGCCGAGGCGAGCCCGGCAGTAATGCTGGTGGTCGCTGCAACCACGACGGTAGTCCAGTGAATGGTGCCGCTGTCCAGCTTGATGCCGATTCGATCGGCTGCCGTGATGCCGCTGGTTGATGTGAGGGTTATCGTGGTGGCGCCCGTAATAGCAGCAGCCGACAGGGTGGTCTCAACGAACGATTCGGTGCACTCATCCCCGCTCGGCCCGATACGATAGGACCTCGTATCAGGCTGCAGGAACAGCGTCAGGGTCTCACGCCATGGGACGTTGAGACCCTTGGTGATCCACGCCTTGATCATCAAATTGAGCGCGGTATTGGCATCCGCGAGCTCATCCGAGGATGGCGTATCACCAGCGTCATATGCGCCCAGCTTGCGAAGCGCTGACTCGATCAGGTCGGTTCGATTGACTGTGTAGTTTTTCGAGCCTGAAGTGGCCATTTACTTGGTCAACTTCACGACGAACGTGCCTTCCTTGGCGGCGCTGTCGAATCCGAAGGTGGTGATTTGAAGTGCGCCAGCTCCATCCAGACCAGAGCGGTCAGCGAGTCCTTTGAACCTTTCGAAGCACACATGGCTTCCGTTACCTGCTGAGGCGGTCCAAACAGGCGTATCAGGAATGCTGTTGTATTCAAACCGCACCCCGAAACCCGTGAAATCCCACCAGATCTCATCCAGAGATAGGAACGGCTTTGCACTCCTGGATGGCACCAGCAAGGCGGGATCGACGATGATCTGATCGACGATCTCGCCTGTAACGCCATCACACTTGAGGTACACGTGAACAACGACGTTTTTAGGGCCGTCGTTCACCTTTGTGATGTTGATGGTGTGAGCCATATGTCACTGCGCGTTGAGTGGCAGCTCCACCCAGGTCATATCGGTGATGCCCACCGGCGCCGTGGTGATGTAGCTGATTTGGATATAGCTACCCGGTACCAGCAGAATTTCACCGTCTACCTGGGCGCGTACCGTCAGGCCACCCGTGGTCGCAGGGGTGGTCGGCGAGTAACCCAGTGCCCTGGTGTAGACCGGCAGGTTCGGGGTGGTCGATGCACTATAGGCCCTCGCCACGCTGCGGCCCGTGGCCCCAGTGCCATCGGCGCCGTAGATGGCGATTGCGGTGACAGATGCGTGTGCGGTTGGGCTTGGTGCGATGCTTTGCGCCAAGAAAATAACCGCCGTTGCAGCAGGTACGGTGGTGTATGTGAACTGCGCGGACAGCAGAGCTAGATTTTTGCCGGAGCCGAAAGGATTGCTGAGCACGAATCCCGTCGTAGTCGAGGTGTTAATGAGGGTGACAGTCGCGGCCGTTTGGTTGCAGGCGGTGAAGACCTGGCCAAGCCGGTTGTATTCCATCGAGGTTGGCATCTAAAAAACTCCAATTTAAATTGCGGAATCGACTTGATCGATCTGAGCGCGCTTGCGCACCCAGATCTGGATTGATCAGCCTGCTATTAAGAATCCACGTCTGCAGCTGGCACTACAACGCCCTGCAGGTTGTCCACAGAGGTCGACAGATTGTTGAACAATCTCCAGCCGCCTCCATCCCAACCAGGATCATGAGATGTAGTCACGTCAGAGTGACCAACATAGTTGTTGTCGATCACGCCGGTATTCGTGGTGCCGTTATTCGAGATGAACAGCTCGTTGGCCGTCATGCGATTCGACAGGCTGTTCCAACTTATGTGCCCACCCGTGATGATCTTGCCGGCGGCCACCAGAATTAGAGGAGAGGCCGTGCCAGCGGTGTGAACGAAGTTGTCACGTACGATCAGACCGTTGCAGTTTGCGTTGATCTCTATGAATTCGAGATCATCAGCATCCGAGGTGATCCACCGGCACCCGATCACAGTCAGCCCGTCACCGGCATTGTCACTGGTCGTGGTGGACTTGATGCAAGTCAGGAAGTCTTCATTGGTGGTGTTGTTCTCGAATTCGCAACGAATGATCTTGGTGTGTGCAGCGGTAGACGTGAAGCACGTCACTACATTGGAGTGGCCGGCTGCAAACACGCAGTTCTCGATATAGAAGTCGGCCGCGGTGATTGCGAAAGTTACCGTAGTGCCGCCGTCCATCAGAAAGCGAGGCCGCTGGTTCCCGATGCCCAGGCCGATGACACTAATGCCAGCGACATCCGCAGCGATGCCGGCCACACCGGTAATGGTCTCCGCATGATTCGGCGCGATCATGATCACATCGCCGTTGTTGGCCGTGCAGCGCCCGATGGCGTAGTCCAGTGTCGCGAAAGGACGATCACGCGTGCCCTTCTGGCCATTCGATCCCGTGGCCGAGTTGACCCAGAATACGTTACCGCCGAAGGTTTCGAAAACAGGAAGGTTACGAAGGGCGATGCCGTCGGCAAAGCCCTTCGGGTAATTGGAAACAGTCATTGAATCTCCTGTGAACCGCGTTGCGGTCCTATGGAATGCTCACAGTTGGAAAGGCCCCGCCCGAAGACGGGGCCAGGTCGTCAGGCCCCTTGCGAAGCAAAAGCGCCCCTGGGGTCGGCCCAATACGCGACGAATCGCATATAGGCTTTGGCCTTCGCGTTGTCGCTATCGAAGTCAGTGTCTTGCTTGAACTCGACCTGCTCGCGATCGAACCACGTCAGACCCTTCGGGGCGTTCGTCTTGATGAAAAACGCGTCCGTGTCGGTCAGGTAGTGATTGACGACGTACTCAGGAATTACACTCTTGGAACGCAGCGCATTGATCGCGTTGTTCGCCGAGTCATTCTGAAGCGTCGACTTCAGCACCCGCTCCGCCTCGAAAGACAGCGAGGTAGGCACGATCAGCCGCTTCGGCATGATCGAAACCTTGAGGCCGCGTGGGTTGACCACATCCATGATTTGGATGCACAGGTCTTCCAAAGACGCCTCGCTGAAGTCCGCCGATGGGTTCATTTCGTTACTGAACGTCCCGCCCAGAGCGAGCGGATGATCCGTGGCAAACAACTCCTTGGCGTCACCACCAAGGTAGGAGCTGTTGAACCCGCGGTTCAGTACGTTCGCGCCAACGTTCTGCCGGGTCTGCGTCATCGAGAACGCCAACGCCCCGGCACGGTCCATCGAAGTCGGTCCGTACTTGTTGTCCGCCAGCTCTTCCCTGGTCACGATGTACCCCAGGGAATACGCGACGTGCGTGAAGCGCGCCACGAATCCTTGAGAGTGACTGTCGTAGACAGCGGATGAGCCCTGCGTCTTGATCGGAGCCAGTCCAAAGCCGTAGCTCTGCACCATCTCCTCGTAAGACATGTCGGAGGTCATCTTGTCGAAGATCTGAACGGTTTCGTCCGGATGCTCGTCGTACTTCGCCCCAAACCATGCGTGGACCCCAGGCCAAAGTGCCTTGGGGTGATTGCCTGTCGTGATTACACCAGCCATGTTTGCTGCTCCTTAGATACCAGCAACTTGGTTGCTGTATTGATGACGGTTGATTCGGACCAAGTACTTGCAGTGCTCGCCGATCGCGTTGTCATCGCGATTCACGACATCGACAATCTGTAGGTCGAATGTGTTGGTGGTGTTGATGCCGGAGTTATTGAGCTCCACACCGGACATACCGGTCGTCGTATTGCCGGCAGCAACAACAAAATTGGCGTTCAGCCCGATGTCGGCTGCCGCTATTGCCGTGCCGCCGGAAACTTCCTGAATCTCAAACAGCAGATCAGGATCGTCCGCCACCAGCAGCCGCCGAACAGTCGAGGCAGCGCGGTAGATCAGAGAGTCTTGCGTTTCATGCAGGACCGCCACCACCACCCCAACAACGACGTTGCCGGTCGCCGCTTGATCCACGTCTCGATAGATGTAGCCACCGATGGTTTGAGAGGTGCCGGAGAGAATCACCGGGTCGCCCACGAAAATCGCCGTTCCATCACCAGAGGCCGTCGAGTACGTGTTCACGGCGCCGTTGTAGGGCGCGCCACTGATGTACTTGACCGGCCGAAGCCCAAAGGGCGTATCAGCGTTAGCCATTTTCAAACTCCATAAATGAAAAACCCGCTACTTGAGCGGGCATGTCGGAGCGAAAACGGCAGAACGGTTAGGCGATAGGTGCTTGATTGACTTGCACTGTGCCATATTGGTTCTGAACGTTTGCTCCACCAGATGTTCCGGCACGGATCGCGTCATCCACGCGCTTGTTCACCTCTTCCTTCTTGGCCTGGTCTGCGTCGTACCAGTCCTTGCGGATCTTCAGGAGGTATGCGCGAATCGATGAGCCATCCGGCCTGCGCCCGACGACGCGACTCACACGTGAGTTCACGTCGGTGTTGCCGTTAGAGATGTCCTTGTCTCCGACTTGCCCTATCTCTTTGCGATGCACGTATTGATAACCTGCATCTTCCGCCCGTTGCAGACGATCATCCTGTTCGTTGAACCAGCGAGTAATGAATCCATCCAACTCTTTGTTGAGTGAAAGCCGCTTTCGATTCGCGGAAAACGGAACGCGCTCTCTACGTTCTTTGTCGGACATGTCTAGCTCCAGTCGTATAAGGCAAGGTATGCCTCTTTGGTGAATCCCGGAATGTTCTTCACGAACTTGTCGCACGCGGCCTTCGCTTCAGCCGGCAATGCTTCGTAGCTTCTATCTTTCTTGCTTGATCCACCGCCGTTGTGACCCTCGGTGGTGACGGGCCGTTGAGTCGTGAACTTCTGCGGCGCGACGGTCTTGACGCGCTTGGCGAGTTCATCCAGAAACGGGCGGCCTTTCAAATTCGGCTGCTCGGCTGCGAGATCATCCGAAAGACCGTCGGTGATCGCCTTGAGCTGTCGATCCGTGGTGTACCAAGGGTTCTCGGTCATCCAGGCCTGTACGTCAGGAGGGATGCCGGTCTTGGCGGCCGCAGTGGCGGCAACAGGCTGCTTACGGGCCTCCTGCAGGTCCTTCTCAGCCTTGGCAAAGGCCTCGCCGTCACCCTCGGTGACTGCCTTACTGCGCGCCGCTTCGAGACTCGCAATGGTCTCCTCGTGTTCGCGCTTCTGCTTCGCCAGTGCGGTCTCATGGAACCTGCGGAACTCCTCATTCCCGGTCCGCAGCTCGCCAACAGTCGCCTCAAGCTGGTCGATCTTGTCGAGTGACTTCTTGAGCTTCGCCTGCACGAACGGGAAGAACTGCTCGCCGCGCTCGACGAACTTCTGCGCATCTACCCAGCGCTCCGGTGGGCCTTTCCAATCGGATTGCGGTACCCAGCCACTACTTCGTGCCTCAGCCTCGAAGTCACGCGTTTCGTTTGTTTCGCTCATTTGGCAAGCCTCGCAAAAGGCTGACGCGACTTAAGGTCTGTAAAGTTCACGCCTTCCTCAACCACCGCAGTGATGTCGACATCGTTCATGAGCCGGTAAGACTGCCCGTCTTTGCCGTTGACCTGCAGCCCGCCGTACTTGGCAAATGCCACGCGATCACCGGGCTTGGCGAACGACTTGGAGAAGCCCCGGCGCTCGACAACTCGCCCTTCGCTGTCGCGTGTCACGCTGTCCATGTACGCATCGGGGCCGGCCGCCACGAATGTACCGATGGACTGCGCCATCGCGTGCAATTCGCTGACCGTTCCCGGAATGATGATGCCGCCCTCGGTCTTCTCCTCGATGTCATCGGGTCTAATGAGCACCCTGTCGCCGCACGGGTGAATTCCTGACTGGTTCTGCACTGTCTTGCTCCTGTATTTCCAATGTCTCTAGGCTCTTTCTATCGAATGCCTCGACAATCTCGCTAAGCTCAGCCTCGCGGCCCAGGAGATTTGCCTTGGTCTCCTGAGTAATGTTTGGCTGACCTGGAAAGAACACCTCGGAACGCAATCTGTACGTCAAATCGAGCCTGCTTTTCAGCAAGTCGACGAAATGACGCGTTACGGGGCTGTCGAACCACTCTTTGAAATCTTGCTCGGTAATCACGCTGTCTCTTTCTGCTTGAGATTCTTCGCCACCGCCTCGCGCTGCGCTTTCAGCCGGGCAGTGATGGCGTTAAATTCCTCTATCCGAATCTGAGCGCCAGACTGCTTCAGCTTCTCAGCCTCCAGGAGCATCTCAAATTCAATCTTGTCTATCTGCGCAAGGGCAAGTCGCGTGCTGTTATCGCTTCGAACTTGAGATTCCAGCACTCGCCGCTGCTCCTCGGCAGCCTGTATCTCGAATTCCGGGTTGGCAGGCGGCGGAATGGTTGGGTTGCCTTCCTCATCCAATGGGAAAACCTCCATTGGGTCCGGGATGTCCATGGCTTCTAGCAGACGAGTCTCGACTTTCGCGATGTTGTATCCCGGCGTCGTGGCGGCTCTCTGTGCCAAAAACTGCGCCTTCATCATGTTTTGCATGTTGGAGAACGCATTGGGGTCCGCGGCTGGCTTGACGTCCTTCTCATCGCCGTTGTAGTCATCGCGCATCACAGACCACTGCGCGTCCATGAACTCGAAATACTCAACCGGCGAGAGGTAGAGGCGGTTCAACACGAAAAGCTTTCGCAGTTCCTTGCGGAAGGAGCGATACAGGCGCTTGAATATGCCGTTGAACACCTGCAAGCCCTGTTCCAACATCGCCTGCATGTTGTACGCAGGGGTGTTCTGCCCGGGATTGTTGCCGCTCATGATCTCGTTCACGCTCGAGATCTTCTCGCCGTACTGAATCAGCAACGAAAGCAGCTGGAACAGCACGGGGGATGGTTGATTCACCGGCAGCGGGACCAATGAGTCACGCAGCGTCGAACCCATAACGTTGACGCGCTTCCACTCGTGCGGCTTGAAGCGCAATTCGCCGCCGTCGATGCGCGCGCCCTTGCCGATGAACCCGGATGACCCGTTTTGCAGGGTCCCGGAGTCGATCAGCTGATTGATGAGCGTGTTGACCGAATTATTGACCGGCCCCAGAAGGGCGCCGAGTCCAAGGTCATAGAATCCGCCGTCCGGACTAGGGATGAAACCATACTTGGTGTAGTGCTCCAGCGGCTCGATTGCAATTACCTTGGGCTCGGCAGCGTCTGATTTCTCCAGTTGCGATATTTGGGCATCCAGGGCCTGGAGCTGCAGCAGCAGAGGCTGGATTTGCGCCTCTATTTGCTGGATCTGGCTGCTCACCGCACGCAATCCCGCGATATCTGCGTCGGTCTCCTGCCCTGTGGGCTCCGGTACTGCCGAGGCGACCTGCTGCGCCTGCATCTGCAATTCCTGCACCTGCATCATGATCAGGAAGTGCTGCTGCTTGGCCTGATCCGCTGCAAGGGACTGCTCGGTGGTGACTTTGGAGAAGCGCGCCACGATGCGCAGCACCTTCATGCTGTCCTGGTCGACTGTGACCACGTAGGGCTCTTCGTAGCCATCGCCGTCGAGGTCCAGGAAGCAATGCTGCTCGAGGAGCGTCCGCGGCGTGCTCTTGCTGGCCGGCGGCGGGGTGATTCCCTGGCGCTGGTCGGTGAGCGTGTTGGGCTTGATCTGCGTATGGCCCAGTTCCTTGTCGGAATAGACGCCCAGCAACTGGCGTTCGCGAATCCGGCGCGGTGAGAGCTCGAAAATCTCGGTCTTGCGCTCGGTGGTCTCGATTTCCTTCGCGTGGTAGTTCACGCAGAGGTTCTGCGGCAGCACTAACGCCGAGCAATTGATCTTCCTGACGTCATCGTAGTACGTCTTTTTGAACGCACATCCGACGATCGGCAGGACGATGAACTTGCGGTCTGTGTCCTCCTCCCAGTTCTCATCCTGGTCCAGGAGCTGGAAGGACATGTGTTGTCCAACACGGGAGGCACGGGAGGCCTTTCTGCCATCCTGGTCCTGACCCATCACCCGGTAGTGGACGAGATCCGGTACCTTGACCAATGCCGGATAAGCCCGCGCGCTGAATTGGAGCGCCGCGATCGTGACCAGCGGAAATTTGACGTTCGAGGCGTTCGGCCATGGCGTGGATTTCTCCTCGACCATCTGAAGGGCGAGCTTGATCGCCGCGTCCATGCGCTTTTTCCACTCGGCGCGGCTATGCTCGTCCTCAAGGTACCCCTCAACGCAGTTGCGCCCGATCGCCTGAGACTGCTCGGGAGCCAACATGGGCTCCACGTTCTTTGCCTGCTCGATCTCACGTAGATTAAGCGGCGGGTAGTCGGTCATCGGCGAATCAATGCCAGCTCGAGAAGGTAGTAGCGCACCGATTGCTCCATAGGCTTGGTAAGTCTGCCGATCACCTGGCCTTCGGCTCTCTCATTCAGAGCCTTGAGGCACTCGGAAAGCGAGTGCGGGGGCTTTTGAATGGTGGCTTCATCGGCTCCAAGGGCTCGCACCTCGGAGATCAGGTTTCCGCTGCGGATGGCCTCGTTCAGGTCTCTCATGATTGACGAGCCATGGCGCCGCCTTCCTCAACAAAATCTTGCGGGTCATCGCTTATCGAAATTCGGCATACTACCCAGGCAATCATGCGATTCGACTCGTAACACTTCTCCCGCGAGATCTCTGGCGGCTGCCGCAGATAACCGAACTTTCCCTTGGCGCTAGCAAGCTGGGCAAAGCACTTCTCGATTTCCGCCAAGATCAAGTCGGGCTTGTCTTCAATTGGCCCGCTGTTGAAGTAAAAATTCTGCATTTCTAACCTCTAGTAACCAGTCACAGCGCAGCGACCCATTTCGCTGTGCTCCTGGTATTCACGCTGGTATTCCTCTTCCTCTAGCTGTCGATCTGTTGCGGGCTCGATCATCTCTTCCAACATGAGACCCAGCCACGCGAAGGCGTCTACCTGGTCCTTGAACGGAGCCTTGGGGTACTTCGTGAGCTCTTCTTCGAAGTCGGCGTACCAATCCGCCTCTTTGTCGAAGCGGACCTTGCCGGCTCTCATACGAGCTCGGATCGCCTGCGCACGCTTGTCCTTGTCCTTGGTCGGCGGCTTCGGGTCGATGTTCAGGTACTTCTGCCGCTCATCCATCTCGCGGTACAGAAACGACCCGATGGCCTTCTCGATGTTCTCTGACTCGCTGCGGAACACGTCCGGCGACCAGCGCTCTTGGATCGAGAACATCTCGTTGATGATCTGCAGGCCATCGATGCGGTCCCTGCGCACGTCCACGATGTGGAGGGTCCCCTCCGAATCCATCCCGCCCACAACCATCACGGTATAGGCATTGCGCTCGTTCTCGCCGATCGCGAGGTCAATACCGACGTAGTAGGACTTCCGGGTCTCCTTGTCCTGCGGGCGCATCGCCAAGAAGTCCTGCTGCCGAAAGTACGCCGTGGTCTTGTCCACGGGGTCGTTCAGGTATTCCTGGCCGTAGATGTCCAGCATGCCCATCGCGGCGTATTCGGCACGGATGGTCTTCAGCCGCTCCGCGTTGCACTGCTCCGGCCACAAGACCTGACTCAGGTCCTCGTTGTGCGCGCGGTACTTGACCGATGCCCATGCCTTGGGCGCCTTCGGATAGATCCGCAGCGACTCCACAACCGTCCCGGGATCCTTTGTCGAGGGCATGGCGCGCTCGAGCATCGAGTCATACCCGATGATGGTGCCCACGATCCGGATGCGCCCACCCGAGCGCATGATCGGCCTGACGGTGCCGTAGAACCACTGCCGGAACTTGTCACGGCGCAGCTCACTTGCAACCATCTCCTCGTCTTCCATGTCATCGGCGATCACGGTATCGGGACGCTTGCGCTCCCACTTCAGGCCGCGCATGCGCTGGCCGGCGCCCTTCGCGATCACACGGAACCGGTACCCGCCGCCCAGTTCCACGACAATCTCGGTCTCGGTCTCCTTGATGAACCGAACGATGCGGTAGTCCCGACGGAGGTCCTCGTTCTCGTTCAGCTCGGTCGTGATCTCTTTCAGGAACGCGGCCGCCAGCTCCTCGTTGCTACCCAGCAGCAAGAGATGCTTGGAGGCGCGCTCCAGCAGGATGAAAACCACGTATGCGAACGTCACCGCCGTTGATTTGGCGTGACCACGAGGCGCCGCTATGGCCACCTGCGGATAGTCAGACATGCACAGCGCCCACCATTCCCGGTGGACGTCTGGAACCGGCTTAGGCTCGTCGTAGCGCGACCTTAGATACTTCTCGCTGAAACCCCACACCACATCCGCCATGTCCCAATCGGCGGCGGTGAGGAATGGGATGGACACGTGGTACTATGGCTGTCCGTGGGTTGCCCAGGCGGGCTGACACGGCAACATCTGGCCCAGCACTTTCAGCGGCTGACGAAGCGCAAGCAGAAACGGCAACTGCCGTCCCGCGGAGTCCTCCATGCTGGGGAATAACTGAGGACCTAGGCCCGCCATTCTCTTCACTGAATCGTCGGCGGATCCGACGGCTCACTCTTGTCCCGAGCCGCACGACTGGCAGCCGCGAGCTTCCGCAGCTCCTCCAGCCGGTCGTTGTCCTGAACCTTCCCCGTGATGCGGTTCGGTAGGCCCAGAGACACCCGCAGCTTGTCCGCCGCAATGCCGGCAATCACGATGGCGTCCTTAGCCTCGACCGGGACCCGCAGCATCTTGTACTCGCCATCCTCGCCGCGCACCGGCTTGTGATTCCCATTCGCTAGCCGATCCTGCATCACATCCAGGGCATTGGAGAGAACGCCACGCCACCCGGCACGGTACTGCTCCTCCATCTGACACTGGACCTTCTGGACGATCTCCTCCCACTGATCCGGGTGACGGTGCCGCCACACGGCAATCGCCTCCTTCGTCATACCCACTACCTGCGCTGCCTTCTCGTAGCTACCCAAGGCTAGGTACGCACGCACAGCCTCTTCACGCTGCTCGTCACTGTAGTGCTGGCCCTTGCGACGATCAGACACGGCAAACGCTCCTTTACGGTTCAGCGGTTTTCGAAGGGGGGTTATGCATACTTTTGCCCCAACAGAATTTGCCCCTGCCCCCGGGGGCGGAAAGGGACCCATACGGCCGAAATCCTGGGAAATCTGGGGCTGGATGCACGCCACGCTTGACATGATCTGCTAGATCTGCCTGCAGGTTTCGGCGCTCGAAATCACCTGAAATCCCATGTCAGGCATCAAGATACTGGCGGATGTGGTTGATTGTGCTAAAGAACAGACCTAAATAGCCGTTTAACGTAATCCGTAATTATGCGCCATGGCTTGCGCGAGCCCCGCGCACAAGCTGGACGATTGCGAGATAGACGCCCGAGAAAACCGAGACAAACCACGCCAAGCGTCCAGAATTCACCAAAATCGGCCCCGATTTTACTGACCAGATTCGCCGGATACCCATTGCTTAACCAATCTTCGGCCCTTAGCGAGCCATTGAGTCAGTCGACCGGCCCGTACTTGGGGGTTGGTTTTGCCCTTTGATTGGTGAGGACGTGCCTCACACATGCCACGGATAACCTCTGACTGCATCTTCAGGAAGATCGCCCATGCCAGTAATCTGGCTTGTCTCTCTTGCGCCTCGCAGTCGAGCTGAGCACGCCGTATGGCCATGTCCTGCTCTCGTGCCTGTCGCTCCAGCCGCATTATCTGCTCTGCCCTGTATTCGGTTTCCGTGAGGTGCTCGCCGGTGAGCTGGGCAATGGCGATATTACTAGTCATGACCCAACGTGATCTCGGTGATCGGCCCACCGGTATAGATGTCATAGACACACGCGAGCTCAACAGCCTCTCTCGCGCTCTTGCCCATGTGCATTGCGGCCATGGCGTAATCTCGCCCTGAGCCAGTCGCGTGGAATGGGCCGCTGACATGAAGTGGGACTAGCTTGTCCTCATAGCGCCAGATGCTGCCATCTGCGCCGATGACAATGCCAGCGTAATTCTCGATCTTCGGCTTCTCACCGCCGCTCTCTAGCCATATACGAACAGCCGCGCAATCCTCAGCGTTGCCACTACCTGCGTACAGACGTCCATCCTTAAGTCGGTATGCCTTGTTTAAGCGATACGGCATGCCGCCTGTAGTGGCCCTGGTATCTGCCGCGAGCGTGCGGCCATCCCAGGCTATGGTAGTGATGGAGGTGACTCGTAGAGCTCTGGATTCACAGTTCGCTCAGCTGGACCTGGTCGTTATCCGCAATAAACGTGTCCGTCTGCTCAGGCCTGGGGCTGCCCCTCTGGCGATCTGAGGTGGCGCGGACAAAGTCCTGCGGGTGGCGGCGCTCCCATGACTCACGCCTGACCATAAGGCCGTCCCACTGCCGTACTAGATGCCCACGCGGTACCCGAAAGCCGGTGCGGTCGCAGATCTCGTTGTTCGTGGGAACGTCTGAGGTGGCGTTGGTGTTCTCGATCTCTGTGGCCATAAATGAAAAACCCCGCACTTGGCGGGGCTATGAAATCGATAGAGACAGTTGTCCGAGCGGAACTCTGACAGTTTTCGAATGTTATTGCAAGCGCATGATTGCTAAGCGGTCTCAAACAACCTCTGCAAACTTTAAAAGCAGGGAGGCGACCGCCCTTAGCCGCGCTTCTGTGGCTTCTCCCTTTCGGGAACCGGGTGGGCAGCCCCGGCTCATACACCATCAGACGACTGGTGCATTTCTGCACCCACCTTAGCAGGCCTAAGCCATCTCCCGGGGCGAGTTTAACACTGTCATGCCGTCTCCCGTATCCACCGCATCGCATGGGAATGAGCGTCCGTGCACCAGCTCTCCAATATCATCCGCACGCCCTCGTAGCGCCTGGACAGCTCGCGGTCCCAAGTTTCCTGGCTCACCTCGATGATCGCCGGCCAGATCCGGGCATGGCCCACCAGCCAGTGATGCTCCTCGAACAGCGACAGGCGCACGAGCTTGTCTAGATACCTATCGCCTGCCTGTGTCCTGGTCGGCCAGCGCTCCCGCTCAGCCATTGCCGCAGTCTCATTGAGCAGCGCGCCATACAGCGTCGAGTACAGGCTGCGGTCTGATGCCCACCGATAGGCGAAGGCTGCGTAGCGTCGTTTGTCGAGGCCCTGGCAGGCCATAGCTGCGTCTTCGGGGGTCCACTCGGGCTTCCCGCCGCCAGGGATGAAATCAAAGCTGAGCGCACGCCCAGCGCTCATTGTCATGAGCCGCTCAGGCATGTCACTCATTGTTGATTCTCTGTGGATACGCGTTTCAGCTCCCGCATCGGGTACGAACCGTACGGGTATGGAGCACCTTGGAATTCGACATCCCAAAGCCCCTCTGGCCCTTGCGCCTCGGAAACGACGACGCCAACAAAGCCGTCGTTACTCCTGCCCCTAGAATCAACGCGAACGGTGTCACCAATCTTGAGCATCGCCGGCCTCCCTTTCGAGCTTGTCGACCCTCCAGCCAACCCATGCAAAGAAAGCTGCACCGAGTATGGCCAGTACGATCAGCGTGCCAATGACGGCCTTCACTGCGCCTCCGGGTGCTGATTTCCCACCACGCTCGCAACCACCTCAGCCTGGGCAATACCGGCCAGCGCGTTGATGATCACGTACTCCAAACACCTGGCCACATCAGTCTTGCCGTCTACCCTGACCTTTGCCCTGGCCTCATCCAGTGTCAGTCCGTACTTGGCGCGCAGCACGTCCACAGCCTTGGCCTCGAGCTTGACGATGTCAGATACCTGACTCTCGACCACCAGCGTGGAGGTGTGCTGAGTGCCGAAGGCTGGGTGCTCCTCCTGGCTGGCAACCACAGCAGACAGGATGGTCAGGGTTGCGGCGATGGCGAGCTGAATTAGGGGGCGGTGCATGTTGTATCCCTCAGAACTGCTCAACACGGCGCACCTGATGCTCCAGGCGCTCAATGGCAAGATCCAATAGCATCTTGCTCGATTGCAGGCGCGCTAAATCACAATCCTGCTCGATTGAATTAGGACCGGCTGTTGCCTCTGGCGGCTCTGTTGCCTCTGGCGGCGAGGCTCCGAAAATGCGCCTCGCGACCCGCTCTATGCGGTCTACCAATCCGTGCAGATGGCGGGCACGATCATTGATATCGCGTGCGGTATCGGCCACCAGAGTCGGCACAGCCGGTGTATTGCAGTCAGACGCTAACTTCTGCTGAATCAGTAATTGATGGCCCACTAAAGATCCGCCGCCTGCCACTGCCTGGCCCTGACCTTGGAAAGACTGGCCGGGACCTTGAAAAGCTTGGTTGTACATCGTCAAATCTCCGTTGTTATCAAAAGGGGTCAGAGGGCGCGGCTCGGGGCAGTTCCGGGGTGCAAAGCCTCTCTTGCGGGGTTGTTGGTGCTCGCTCCAATCGCGTGCACCCCTGCAGTCGTAGACGCCCGGTTACTGTATCTGCCACGCCCTCCAACGTTCTTGGAAAGCTGTTTCGCGATCGGGATGAGCTGGTGCCGATTGTGGACGCCGAACTTCTTGCGAAGGGTCAAGGTTAGGTTCCACAGTTGCTTGCGTGGTATTCCCGTCGCGTTGGCAATGCTTTGTAGTGCGCCCCACTGTAGCCGGCCCTCAACTGCTTGACGCGCGATAGCTTTCATCACTTGCACTTGCCGCGGCGAAAGAATCACACACGGCACGTACTCCCAGCCGCGCTCAGTGAGCAGGGCGTTGCTGGTATGGCGCCAAGCTATGCTCATGCCGTCTCCACTTCCTTGGCTACCAATCCCAAATGCCGATCAATCCTGCGCGCTAACGCAAGCAGGGCCTCTTCTGCGGTTGCCACAACCGGAGTGCCAGTCTCACGCAAGAACTCAGTCTGCTGCGGCTGATCGGTGCGCACGCGAGCCTTTGGGTTGCGCTTGCCGACTAGCGGCTTAACCTCGATGGGCTGCCAGATGTCGTGGCCCGGGTGCCAGCACATCAGATCGCATGGCACTCTGATGCGCCAGTACTTCCAGCCGGCGCGCTCGATCGCCTCGAGGACTTCGGGCTCGGTCGCGTCGGTCTTTGCGGCGTAACGTGGCATGCTCACCTCGGCCCCCTCCAAGCAAAGACCGCAGCCGGGGGCAGCACCAACAGGCAGGCAAGCCAAGTCGGAGCGCCCGAGAGCTTTACTGCGGCCCAGCATGAGCTGAAGAACAGCATGTACGCGGTCCAGAACCAGAGCCTGTTGATCAAGGCCTCCTCCTGCCGTTCAGCTCATCAAGCATCGCTACGGCTAGAGGTACATCCGAGAACGCCTGTGTTGGCGTGGAGTAGATAAACAGCCCCGGTATCTGTTCTGAGGTGATGCATATCCGACCGGTGATGTCTGGCATGCTCACGTTGAGCTGGTAGTCAGTCGGGCCGACGGCATTGCTTGCTGGGTCTTTCATCTTTGCCACCCGCGGGCGCTCCTGATTGCCTCATCGAATCGGTACTTCAGCTCGATGAATGCATTGCAGGGACTCCAATACTCCTGAGTCTGAGTAAAGCCCCACTCTATCCACCACCTCAAGCGTTTCTCGCCAGTGGCAAAGTCGAACTCTTGGCCACACCTGAGCCTGTAATGCGGCTTGCTCACCCCTCCCCTCCCGCCGGCTGAGCGGCAATTGCGACGCTGGGCAACGAAATCCGCGGCAGCTCCCAGTACCCGCGTCCATCGGCCCTGGGCATCCACATCGTGCCGCAGCCACGGCAGTAGCGGGCTTTGCCCATCTCGATCACGAAGTGCACGTGGCTCACGCCGCCCCCTTGGCCTGAGCCATCTTGGCCTGCCATGCCTTTCGCTGATGACGTTGGCCAGCCTCGAACCCATCCATGTAGGCCAGCTCTATTCGCTGGTCGATCTCGCTTGGCAAAAGCTCGTTTGATTTCTTGAGCCATCGAGAATTCCAATGCTTGGCTTTTTGACGCGGACGCATCAGGCAGCACCCTTGGCCTGTGCCGATGCGTGCTGTCGCGCGATCTCAATTGCAGCCTTGCTACTGGGTAAATTCACAGCTAATTGTACCTTACTTTGCACGTGCCAAAGTTCGTATTTCATTCCGTTGGAACTTCCAATCTTGCAGATGTTGTACTCGCCGTTGGTCCAACAATAAGCGTCCAGTTCTCGCCATTCAGGGACAGACACGGTCCGGCAATCCTCGGCCAACTATCTCCAGCGCTTCCGGTGGACCGGCGTAACTCCACTGGCTTCCATCGACACCACTGAGATGCAGTACAGGCTCATGACTGACCAGACCGTTAGTGACGGAGACGCGAGTCACCATACCGATTTTCGTGGGACTGCTGGCACCAGCAAACTTGTTAACAACAACATCGCCAAAGTGAAATCGATCGTATTTCGTAGCCATCACTCCATCCCTCTCTACTGCAGTTCTGTCACTTGGCCAAACTCGGAAGTTGCGGCGTTTGGCCGATCAGTCCGCGATTGCCGGCCAGCGGCGCGCCGATAGCGGTGAAACCGCCGTCCCGGTAGTTGATACCCGGCGCCGGACGCAACTCAGGCAGCGCAGCACGCACCGTCTCCACGTCATCGATCTCGGCGAATGCTTCCTTGAAGCGGCGCTCGATGTGCGGCAGCGCGGTATCAACGTCCGCCATCGCAATCGCGCGATAGCCGCCGATGGATTGCGCGGCGCGGTCAATGGCATCTCCTGCCTGCTGGCCGGCTCGCCATGAGGTGCACCGCTTGAGGGCAGTGGCCCAAGCCTCACCGACCGTCGGCTTCGAAGCCTTCCGGAGTTGCTCGAAGTGAAACGGGCTCGGCATGAACTCCACCGAACTCGCCAGGTGAGATGCCGCTGAAACAAATTCCTCGATCGACCAACCGCGCATGCTGCCCCACCAGATCTCCAGAGCCTCGGGAGTTAGTTCCTTTCCGGGCTTCACGGATGACAATCCGGTGAGAGTCGCCACGAATCTCTTGCGGTCAGTGACTTGCATCTTTGGCTTCCTGTTCTTCGAGCCATTGCATGGCAGCGCTAATATTTCGCTCTTGCTTGAGCTGGCCACGACTCGGAGGGGCTTTCCACGGAGTTAGGAAATGCCGATCCGGACCAAAGAACGTCTTGGCTGCCTTAACGTACTGGCTGCCCTCATCTCCCTTGCCGCGGATGTGTTCGGCGTATCGGCGTGCCCCGTCAGCCATCTGCTGCCAAGTCCATCCTTCGCCGAGCCGTGCGTGGCAAGCCTTGAGCGCTTGCGGCCAACCTTGATCCCCGGAACGAGAGGGGTACAGCGAACGCAACTCGGAGAACTCCGGCGGCTCGTCTCGCTTGCTCGACTTCTTCGGCCTCGCGCGTTCCGTGTTTGGGTTCTCTGAGAGGTTCTTTGGGTTCCTTTGGATTCCGTGTACCGTTTTAGGTACTGTTTCGACGGAAAAACGGGACTGTTCCGGGTGTAAAACGGTACTGTTTGACTCCAATACCGGAACAGTTCCGTTTTCGGTACCAGTGCCTATTTTGGGACTGCTTCCAACCATAATGCGGTACACGATGATCTGCTTCGTGGCCCCAACCCTCTCGCTTGTGTCCTCGATCAGACCGAGTTGGCAGAGAGCTCGAAGGTTGGCGATAACCGTCTTTCGGTCCTGGCAGGTGTCTTCCTCAAGTTGCTTGATGCTCGGGAAGCACAGGGAGGTGTTGTCATTGGCGCGGTTGGCCAAACAGACGAGCACGAACTTCACGCTGGACTTTTCCAACTCCAACTTCATTGCCCAGTTCAGAGCGTCAATGCTCACCGCGGGCCACCCTCGGCGGCAACGTGTGCCGGCATGCCAGACTCGGCCGAAGCCTTGCGCCTGGATTTGGACGAGGGGACCCGCCGTGAAGGCTTGACCACGAATAGAGAATCGGCGACCGGATTGAAGGCTGAGGATCCGGCCTGCTTAGAGGTTCCGCAGTGCACGCATTTGGATGAGTTATGGAGCGTCTCGCTCTTGCAGCCGGCGCAATGAAGACGTGAAAGGGTTGCTTTACTCACCGCCGCACCCCCGCCTGAATCTCCTGGTCCCGCAGGTGATCTATAGCCCGCGTGAGCTCATGAGAGGCACGCAGATACTCATCCTTGCTGCCGGTCTGCCGCGCGGCTTTGAACGCTGCCTCGGCCTCTCCTAGAGCCACGCGCGCGACTGAGACAGAAGCGTGCATGAAGGCCTCGGCGAGCGTTTGCGGCTTGAGCTCTTCCGCCAGCGTCACGGCGTCTTGGAGTTCGGCGTTCATGCCCACGCCCTCGGCTGGGTGTCGGCCTTGAGATAGAGAGGATGCTGCGGCATGCCAGCCTTAGTGATATTCAGCGCCTCCAGCTTGCATACGCTGGTCAGCAGCCGCTTCACGAGGTAATCCCTGCTGTTGTGGCTGCCGTGGTTGCCCCAGGCTGCAATGACCTTGCCGGCGTTTGTGGCTATGAGCTTTAGCCAGTAGTCGTTCTCTGGCCCAACTGGCTTTAGCGCCTTCTTCATCTCTCGCGGATCGGTCGCGCGGTAAGCAAACAGGTTCGTCATACACAACCCGCTGTAGCCCCAGTCTTTGGCGAACTGGATGCAGCGGCGAACCGTCGGGTCTCTGGTGTTCTCGTCGGCGGTGCTGGGATTGAGGCCGATGAATTGCACGTAGCGGCCAGGCGTGATGTCGCAAAACTCGTGAGGCCACCAGGTGTAGCGGTATTGCCGGCAATTACTCATCGTGCAGATGTTCGCTGTCACGGCGTCTTGGAGGGCGCTCACTGGATTTCCCCGCGCCTGTAGCGCTCGTGCTGCGGGTGATCCTCGTTGTTGCAGCCCATGCGGATGGCCCATTGCGAGAAGGCATTGCGCAAGTACACGAGGCCGCATTTCTGGCAGTGCATCCACGGCAGGCTCGCCAGCTTCGAGGGCCTATGCGGCTCGAACTTGTATGGCTCAGAGCTCATGCCTTCACGCTCTCAGTCCGGGCCGACCACGCTCCGAGCTGCGCATCCGTCTTGCAGCCGGCTTTCAGCATCAGCCGACCCCGGTAGATCGCGACTGTCTTGACCGACAGCCCGAGTTGCTCTGCGATAGCCGCAGGTTTATTGCCTGCAACCATCAAGCCCAGCAGTTGATTCTCACGACGCGACAGCGGGCGGCCGACTTTGCTGTTGTGCCAGGGCATTTAGATCACCGTTGGAATAAAAACGAGCCGCGGGGAGCAGCTCGGGGGAATTCAGTTGCCACTCGCGAGAGTAGGAGGATGTCGGCACGTACTGCCGAGTCGGGCTCTCCAGTGGCGCTGGCCGATGTATTTATCCGCGCTAGCGCGCGCTCGGGCTCATGTCGTACCAGTGCACGAGGGACCGAGATGTGTGTTTGGATCGCGCTCACTTGTAGCGCTCCGGGTGAGCCAGGACGTCTCTCCAGTCAGCTGGCGCTTGCCTAGGCCCGGTTCGGTTCCATGGCGTCGCGCGCGACATCTTTCTTTTTCTGCCACGGTAGTTGCGGTGGTAGTCCTTGAGGTGACGAGTGCAGTAGCCCTGCCCGGCATGCACTGGACTCTGGCACTCAGGGAGTGGACACATGCCCTTCATGCCACCACCTCTAAACCGCTGATGGAGGGTAGGAAGTGATTACCTACTGGAACCGCTAAAACGCGCGCCGCGTTGCAACTAACCGAAATGCACGCCCGCGAATTTCGCGCGCTGAAAATAAGCACGCGGTGAGAGTGGCGAGCGGACGAGCGGTTCATAGCGCGCACCCGCAGCCGCCAATCTCGTGCTGGTCATACTCACCGCTGCTCTGTAGCCGCTTGCGAAAGTCCAGGAGCGTGAGAACGCTGGACCCGCGGGCCTGCGCCGCCTTGGAGCGATCGCGCAGTATCGAGTGATCGCCCACTGTTGTGCGCATCTCCTGCTCCCATTGCTCCCATTCGAGATAGCGAGCCGGGTCGAACTGCAGGAGCCGAGCCCATGACGCTTGCCCGCCCTTGATGCATGCACCGCCGCAGTTGTTGTGCGAGAAACCCTGGCGATACAGTAGCGGGAGCTCAATGCCCTCTCGTGTGCACCACGCCATGCAGTCGTTCTTGTCGAGCATGGGTTCCCACATCAGCGGCGCATCGCAAATTGCTGGAGCCAAGCGGCCGGAGAATTCTGTAAATCGATGCCCCTCGGTCCAATCAATTCCAATGTGGATGGTTGTGTTAGACGGCTCGGTGTTTTGTTTTCGCCAGCGATCCAGGAGCTGGCGCTTCAGGATCTTGCTGCACGGGTCCCGCAGAGAGTTGCCAATTAGTCTTTCATCGGTCATCACCTGCCGAGGTGTGCGGCCTTCACTGATACGAGTCACTTGGACCCCGATGTTGGCAGCTGACTCATCCAGGAACCGATACAGGTCTGGATGCTCGTCCTTCACGTCCGCGAACAGCAGGATGAGATCTGCGGTACCGTATCGTTCAGCGACGCGCTTTGCTGCAGCCCATGAGCCAACGCCACCGCTGTACTGCACGACGTGCTTCATGGGCGCTCACCGCCAGCAAACTGCCGGCCACATCCGCGGCAGACGTAGCGGGCAAGGGGGTTGTGAGCGCCGCAGTGCTGGCATTGCCAGGTGAGGCCACTGGATATCGAATCACCGTCGCCAAAAAGGACACTTGCGCCGGTCGGTTTCAGGGATATGCTGAAACCACAATAAGCAAATCCACTAGTTGATCCCGCTGCATGCCGACGACCGTTGTACTTAAGCGAGTCCCTGTCCCCTCGCCTCGCCCCCTTACCCGCCAACCAGCTGCACACGAAAGCTCGCGCACCCTCACACGACTGTCGCCGGCTTGTGCGTATGGCTGTACTCAATCTACGACAGCACCCTCCCTGTACCGGGCCGACAGAAACAATCTGATACAGGCTCGGCAGGACAACTACAGCGCAGGGTGCGCGGGTATTGAGGGGGGGGATCAGCATGGCCAAGGGTGGTCAGCCGCCGGCGCACTTGCGCGAAGTACCCGGCTGCGGTCGGGATTTGCAACGGGCGGCATGCAGCTCGGAAAGCTTGATCGCGGCCTCCCCGTTAGGCGCGCTTGTGCGCCCCTGCTCTATGTCGCAAACAGCAGCGGGGGATCTGCCAATTAAAGACGCGATCTCGGAGAGCTTGAGCCCTGCCGCCCTCAATTCACGAACGATCAACGACCAATTGTTCATGGAGGGTATCCTATGGCATTCCATAGGCCAAACGCAACGGCCTTCCATTACGGAATTCCATGACACTAACGGAATGCCTGATCGGAAGCCCCTCGGCCCTCGCCCCCAAGAGCCATACACAACAATCGGCGAGCGCGTTGTTGCGTGGAGAAAATACCGAGGTTACGACCGGCCCGCATTCGTGCGCGCCACCGGAATTCCCTACCCCACGCTTGCGGGCATTGAGAATGGAGACCAGAAAGGCAGCACGCGGCTACATGTGATTGCCGCCAAGCTCGCGGTCAACGTCCACTATCTAGAGTCAGGGAAAGGGGAGCCTGAGGATCTGACTTGGCACCCGGAGGTTTCTGTTCCTCAAGAATGGCATTTCCTGGAAGAACTCAAAGAGAAGATCTCTGACTACAACGATATTGAGCGCGATGTAGTTCATTTACATGTGCTGAAGGCTATTCAGAAAGTCGAAAACGGCCGCAGAAAGCCCAAGAACTTAGCAACGGAATCTAACACGTCAAAGAAGGAGTTAGCCCATGAAAACAAGGATCGGCGTCGCCATAACCGCAGTGGCACTTAGCGGCTGCAGCACCGGAGTTGTGAAGCTCGAGGAGAACGTATTCATGGTCTCCGTGACCTCCGCGACCATCGGTTTCCGCGCCGCCGATGAGGAGCGCGCCAAGTGCTATATCCAGGCAAACAAGTATTGCGCCGAGTTCGGCAAAGAGGTGAAGACGGTCAACGTCGAGGCTCGTGGGTCTGGGTTCGCCCGACCAGCGAAGGCGAGGCTTGAGTTCTCGTGCGTGGATAAAGCTCAGTAGTCAGCTGTTGCCCTCGGGTCCATCCCTGAACGCGTCCTGCTGGTAAGGCAGGGTGGATGGCCTGAAGTCGAGAACTTGCAGTACCTTGTATTTGTTGGCTATGGCGCCGCTTGGCTTGTGTTCTTGGGTAATCTGCAGCCGCACCTTATAGGCGTCGTCTATCAAGACACCTCCCCGCTTTATGGCCATGGAGGCAATGTCGGTTTCGCTAATGTCCATGTTCTCGTGTGCCTCGCCAAACTTAAAACGCCATTTCTGCGCGTTAAGGTCGTATACGGGTGAATAGACCGTGATCCACGCGGTGATTATCTGCGGCAGATCATTCTCCGCCACTTCGACATCCGATGAATCAATGCTCGATATTGCCAGAGCATCTTCCCTGTCAATTCGCTCAACCGAAGATGTTTCACTGTCCTCGAATTCGAAGCTTTCGTACCCATCGCGAGTCAGAGGAGAAACCAGCTTCTTTGCGTTTTCTACCGCCTTTGGGTCCCGAAGAAGCTCAAGAGCCTGCGGATGCGCAAGAGTTACATTCAGGGAGTTGTTATCTCCCTGGACGGTTATCCTCACAACATCTCGGCCGTCGTGAATCTCCATTTTTGCCGAGGTTATCTTTCTCCCTTTGATCCATTTCAAGAGCTGGAAGAAGCTGAAAATCCCGGCAGCTCCTCCCATGCAGATCCACTCAATGAGATCTTTTGCGGAGGTTACGTCATCCTTGCCAAGGAATTGCTTTGTCGTCTCCCACAAGCTGTGGAATATGTGCAGGTCAAGCTGAAAGCATTTGTGCTCAACATCGGTGTCAATAAGGACTTTGACTGCAGCCTTGTCACCGTTGAATTTCTTGTTCGCTATCTTGCACAGCTCAGAAATCCCTAGTAGAGCTGGAGCGATGTCGGCAACGTCCATGCGGTGATCCGCGAGAACAGGCCCGTTGTAGCGAACAGTTAGCTTGGCAGCGCTCATGGTGGCTATCGTACCACTTCCCCTATGCGACCCCTGTTGGCCCCCGTGTTGACGATCTAGGTCAGCCGACACGCAGAACCGGACCAGACCCGGCCATTGTGCCGGGTTTTTAGTTGCCGTAGTAAAAAACTACGGAATCCCATTGACACTAGTATATGGGATTCCATAGACTCCCCTCCCACACGAGCCGCCACCACAACGGCCGAGGGAGCAGAAGAGATGGTCAGAAAGCACGCGAGTCCTTGGTTCCTCGCCCTAGCCGCCTACGCCTGCCTGGGCGCCATGGCGCTCATCTCGCTCGGCGGTGCCGCATGAACAACATCGAAACACAGCCCTGCCCCTTCGAGGCCTTCCTGGCCTCACCGGACCGCGAGACGGCGCTGCTTATCAATCGCTACATCGCCTCTCAGCCGGCGCTTGCCACGGTGCTGACAAGGGTCGCGCGTGCCGCGTACTTCGCTGGCGGCACCGACATGGCCAAACAGCTGTTGACGCTTCACGACGGCCGCTGTGAGCCCCGTGCAGAGCTGCAGCGCGATGCGGAGTTCGCAACTCTACTTGTGGGTGCCCAATGAACACACGCAACCGCAACTACAGCCTCGCCATGGTGCTGGCCGCCCGCGCAGCTCACCGAGAGATATTCGCCGAGCCTGCCTACCAAGTGCGTCTGCGGACCGTACGGGGCCAGCGCACGCTCGTGCAGTTCGACAAGTACGGCGATGGATACCCCTTCTATTGCAGCAAGCGCGCATGGCGGCAGCTGGTCTACCGCACGCCGCTGGGCAGTGACTTTGAGCCGAGGGCTGGACGATGAGCAACGAACTACCGGTCATCAAGCCCGAGTGGCTAGCTGGAATCACCCTGACCAAGGCGCAGAAGGATAAGTGGCTGGCTGCGCTTAGGAGCGGCGACTACGAGCAGACCGATGGAATGCTTTGCGACTCTCATGGCTACTGCTGCATGGGTGTAGCTGGCTTAGTTTGCTTCGGTCTTCGCCACCAACAGATGGCGAGTCACGGGAATCTGCAGGCCGCAGGCTGTTTATCCATGGGCACATGGATTCCCGGAGATTGGACAGAGGGTAGCCCTGAAAGTGTACAGGCAACCCTCGCTTACCTAAACGATGTGGCCAAGCTGTCATTTCCAGAAATCGCCGACTTTATAGAAGCCAACATCCCCGCCTGCGACGCGGTGCAATCATGATCTCCTGGCTCGACAGCCTCTCTAATCACACCCTGGTCGGCATGCTGATCTGCGGTGCGTATGTGGCGATGACCTCGCTCCCGCTGTGGGTAATGAATGCGGCGGTGAGTGTATGAGCACGAAGTTCACTCAAGGTCCATGGACCGATGGCGGCTTGTTCGACCCGCCCTACGGCGATCGCATCATTCAAGCGCAGATCATGGGCTACAAAGTCACTGTAGCAACGGTGATCCCTTTCGGCGATCCAGACAGCAAGTCAGAGCAGACAGAGGCCAACGCCGCCCTGATCGCCGAGTGTCCTGCGATGTACGCTTTGCTAAAGCAGATTTTCCAGGACAACGACAACGATCTCAGAACCGCTACTCGCATGGAAGTCGAAGCGCTACTGGCGAGGCACGAGGCATGACCACCAAGCAAACAACGGTGCGCGTCAACGGCGTTGACGTGCCGATAGAGGTTACTTACCAAGCGTGGCGCCGCTGGACCGCTTCAGAACCTGAGTGGGAGCCTGGCATGCCTATCTGCTGGGGAGAGACCGAGATAGAGGCGATCGACAGCCTTACGCACTTGTTGGAGAGCCGATGAGCGCCGCCCTAAAGGTTCTGCTGCACGCACTGCAAGCAGTGGACGGCAAGCCGGTCAATCTCGTCTCCCAGCCCTGCCCCTGCGGCTCAGGCGTGATCGAGGACGATTGCACATGCCAGCAGACGCCCCCGCGCTGTGAGACGTGCTGGCACCCGCAGGCGAAGTGCGAGTGCTGCCAGGACTGCGCGGATGGCGTGTGTGAGGTTTGCGAGCCTTGCGATGAGGACTCGCGCGAGGTGGCTTACGCGGATTCGGTGGGTTACAGCGAGGGTAAGCAGCCTTGAACTATGACTCGCCAATGATCGGCCAATGTGCAACATGCATGGCCCCGATCTACGTGACCGGCAACACCTGTGACTGTCGCGAGAAGGCCATGGAGCGGTGGCGTACGGCTGGAAAACAGATTGCTGACTCTATGCCGAATGGCCGTATCGATGAGGAGAAGCAGCCGTGAGCTCTGAATCACCAGTGACTTACCACAATAGGTACAACGGCGTGACTCTCGAATACGCCTATGCCAATTGCCCAAAAGAATCCGCCATGTTTCGAGATTCTACCATTCGGCGTGGGAACCACTTCGATCTTGTCGAGATGCGAATCAAGGGCCGTTGGCTCAGGCCTCCCGTCGGCATGCGGGCTGATCAGTGCAGCCATGTTTGGAGAAAGGTCGTCAGGGTCGGCGAGGCAGACCAGGTAAGGCTTTGTCCGCGTGCGTTCACTGGAGCAGCGCCATGACTGACGTGAAGCTCGAGGACGCGGAGCGGCTCGCCGGGGAGATGGACTCCTGCGCCGAGATGTTCAAGGTGCCTGATTTCAAAACTGTCGCCGCCCTGCTCCGCAAGATCCAGGAGCTGCAGAAGGAGTTGCACTACCTGAAGCTGCCCTTCGCGGACATCGAGGCAGAATTCAGTAGCGATGGGTTAGATACCAACATCGCCATGAACGCGCTATGCAAGCGCGCTGATAGCCATCGAAAGCACATTGCGCAGCTATATAAGCAAAACGCTGAACTCCGTCAGCAGCTGAGCGAGCGGGAGTGGCGGGATGTTTCAAGCGCCCCTGAGATGCGCGTAATTCTCCTCTACATCGTCACAGACCGTGATGATGACGGCAAGGTTAGGAATTGGGAAATAGCGACGGGCGTTTTGCTCAGTCCCGATTGCCGTTTGTATGAGAACGAAACCCGCTGGGAGTGGAAAGGCCGGCGTCTGAAGGTTTGGGAATACCAGCCAAGTCACTGGATGCCGCTCCCAGGAGGTCCGAAGTCATGAGCATCCTTGCAAAGCTGATCTTGGGCTGCATCGGGCTGATCATCTTTGTGATCTTCGGCTCGTACTTGATTAGCGAGTTGCTGGCCGACCGCAAGCGGGTGCGTCCATGAAGCGCCCAGGCAAGTGCAAGCGGCCGTTCATTCTGCCGACCGATCATCTGCGAGGAGCCCAGGCATTGCGCACCGATTACAGCGAGTTCGAAACGCCGACCTTCATGCGCCGATGGCTTCAGGCCATGCGCGAGCGGCGCGCAGCAAGGGGCATGCGATTAAACACATTGGAGAAATAGCTTTGAGCGCAGTAGTAACACTTTCGAACAACGCCTTGCCTGCCACGGCAACGGACATCAAGGCGCACGTCCAGCGCATCCAGCAAGTGATGCGTGCCGTGATGAAGGACAAGACGCACTTCGGCGTGATCCCTGGCACTCCAAAGCCGTCGCTCTGGAAGCCGGGCGCCGAGGTGCTGTGCGCAACCTTCCACATCGCCGCGAGCTACCGAGTAGAGGACCTTTCGGACAGTGACTGCATCCGCTACCGGGTTACTTGCGTTGGCACGCACCAGGGCACCGGCGTCGTGCTCGGCGAGGGCATGGGTGAGTGCAGCACCAATGAGGAGAAGTACAAGTGGCGCAAGGCCTCGCGCCGCGAGTGGGACAACACTGATGAGTCGCGGCGACGCACCAAGTACGGCTACAGCCGCCAGGATGGCGAGTACGAGATTCAGCAGGTTCGGACCGAGTGCGCGGACCTTGCCAACACGGCGCTAAAGATGGCCTGCAAGCGGGCGCAGATTGCCATGACGCTGAATGTCACCGCTGCCAGCGACATCTTCACGCAGGACTTGGAAGACATGCCAGAGGAGCTGCGCGGCGGCGATGAGCCAGCCGAGCCACGCGGCAAGCCAACCACGGAGGCACCAAAACCAAAAACCTCCAATGGCGGTGCATGCACCGAAAAGCAGGCCGGCCTGTTGCGAAAGAAGCTGGATAACGCCGGCATCTCTGCAGAGGAATTCTGCAAGCGCTTCGAGGTTGAGTCGATCGCTGCCCTGCCCTTCGACAAAGTAAACGACGGCCTTGCCTGGATCCAGAACGGCAACCGCGAGCCTGGTTCGGACGGCTAATCATGCTGCAGTTCGACGCCAGCACGCATACGTACACGCTCGCGGGGCGCAAGCTCCCGAGTGTGTCCGAGATCATCAGGCCACTGCAGGACTTTTCTAACGTGCCTGCAGACGTGCTGGCGGCAGCATGCCAGTTCGGTCAGAACGTGCACGCCGCATGCGACCTATACAACCGTGAGCAGCTCGACTGGGATTCGCTAGACCCGTCACTTGAGCCTTATGTCCGTGCCTGGGCGAGCTTCTTGGAAGACACCGGCGCCGTTGTTATCGCTAGCGAGTGCCGTGTTTATCACGATCAGCTCGGCTATGCCGGCACACCGGACATCATCCTTGCTTGGGGCCCGCGCACCGTTATCCCGGACCTGAAGGCTACCGCCGCGGTCCCGCGCACTGTCGGCATACAGACAGTCGCCTACGCCAAGGCATACGCACGCATGCACGGGTGCCGTGAGCCAGAGCGCTACTGCATCCATCTTCAGGACGGCAAGTACCGATCGCACAAGCGGACCGACCCTGCCGACTGGTCGATGTTTCTCTCATGCTTGAACATCTGGAAATTTAACAATGCAAATCATTGACCTAAACACCGACTCCGAAGTCATAGCGATCCGGCCGAAAGTTGAGCAACTGACCGCGCTCGCCAAAGTAGCGATCAAAACGCCCGCTCAGTACACGCAGGCCGGCGACTGGCTCAAGGCCATAAAGGGCATGCGAGCCAAGATCGAGGAAGCCCGAACGCGCATCACCAGGCCGATCAATGCCTCGCTAAAGGAGGTCAACAACCAGGCCAAGGAGCAGGATCAGCCGCTTGCGCAACTCGAGATCGAGATCAAGCGCAGCATGGGCGCGTTCACGGCCGAGCAGGAGCGCTTGCGGCTGGAGGAGCAGCGCAAGGCTGATGAGATCGCGCGCAAGGAGCGCGAGCGTCTCGCCGCTGAGGCACGAGCTGCGGAAGCAGCGGCCCGCACCAAGGCCGAGGAACAGCGCAAGGCGGCGGAGGCTGCTGCTGCTGCCGGCCGCAAAGCCGAGGCTGCCAAGCTTGCCGCAAGAGCCGTGGCGACTGAAGCAAAGGCAGAGCAGCGAGTTGCCACGCTGGAGATTCAAGCCGCCGCGGTTGTCGCGCCAGTGATCCAGCGCGAGGCGCCAAAGGTCGCTGGCATCGTCACTCGCGAAGTCTGGAAGTTCGAAGTGACTGACCCTTCGCTGGTGCCACGTGCTTACCTTTCGGTCGATGAGTCAAAGATCCGCGGCGTCGTGCAATCGCTCAAGGGTGATGCGCTTATCCCAGGCGTTCGCGTGTACTCGGATAAGAGCATAGCGTCTAGCGCTGCCTGACATGGAAACCTTCCGCATCCCCAAGGGCGAGGTTATGACTTCGCCCCGGCTCGTGCCGGTACTTGCAGAGATCGGCCGGCAAGCGGCGCGTTACAAGGTCAAGGTTACGGTGCAAATGGACCGAGCCGACCGCAGTGACGAGCAGAACGCCGCCCTGTTCGGTGTCGCTTATCCGCCGATCATGGAGCACACCGGCTACCGCAAGGAGGAGCTGCACGAGGTTTTCTGCCGCGCCTACTTCGGAGAGGTTGAGCACGAGATTGCCCGCCGAAAGATCACCCGGCCAAAGCGTACGACCACGACAGACGAGTTGGGGCGCCGGGATGTGATCAACAAGCTCGACTTCGCCAGCTTCTATTCGTTCGTCCAACAAGTGGCAGCCGAACATTGGGGCGTTATCGTGCCTGATCCAGAAAAGAACTGGCGCGATCGGATGATTGAGGAGACCGCGGCGTGACGAACCTGAGAAAGATAGCCGAAGGGAAGGCCTGCTTGTTGCGGTTAGCTGGATGCAGTCCAGGACCCGGCAATGAGACCGTCGTGCTGGCGCATCTCCGGCGTGGCGGCATAGCTGGCACGTCTCAAAAACCTTGCGACTTCGCGGCTATTCCTATGTGCCACTACTGCCATTCGATCTACGACGGTCGCGCAAAGTCGGCTCACAGCCGTGCGCAACTGGACGCTGATGCTCTTCGGGGTCTATGTCAGTGGCTGTTTTGGTTGGAAACGCGCGGTTATATCAAGACGGAGGCAGCATGACACCAGAACGAGATTACAACGGCCTGTGGCGCCTCGAAGGCCACCATCAGCACGTCTTCAGCACCGAAGCGGATGCAAAGGCAGCAGCTGAGCTAGCCCAGAAGTACGCTGACGATTTGCTGTCCCGGGCAATGTCGCAGGAGTCGCGCTATCGCCGGGCCGAGCAACGCGCGAAGGAGCAGGCATGAACGCCCGTCCCATCCTGTTCTCGGCGCCGATGGTGCGCGCGCTGCTTGCTGGCACGAAGACACAGACGCGGCGCATCGTGAAGCCGCAACCAAATCTCGCTGCCGTTCACGAGCCCGTGCGACCTGAGCCGCGAGGGAATGGCTGCTGGATATTCATGGTGCACACGGATCGGCCGCATTACCAATTCGCAACTGGTGGTGTTCGTTGTCCCTACGGCTCACCCGGCGATCTGCTGTGGGTTCGCGAGACTTGGGCCAGATACAAGATCAATCAGGACTCCTGTGAGATTGCCTATCGAGCAACGCCGGCCCCGGACTGGCCCGAAGGTGGCAACTGGCGCCCTTCGATCTTCATGCCGCGCCAGCGCTCTCGCATCACCCTGCGCATCACCGATCTACGCGTGCAGCGGCTGCAGGAAACCAATGAGGCGGATGCGATAGCTGAGGGCGCAGAGCCGCTGCTTGTTGCGCCAGATGGCGGCAGCAGCCCCCACGTTGAGGGTTATAGACGGCTCTGGGACTCAATCAACGGCGCCGGCGCGTGGGACGCTGATCCTTTCGTGTGGGCGCTGACTTTCGAAGTGCTGCAGAAGAACGTCGACGAGGTGTTGCAGGCGGCGGCAAAGCACAAGGAGCAGGCATGAAAATAAAAATATCCATAGCGCTTTCCGCCTTTGTGCTGGCTGGCTGCGAAAACCCAGCGCCGCCAACCGGCGGCTACTACGACCAGGATATACGACGTGATGTGTTTTTCGAATGCCTCAAGTCGTTGCCTAACGGGCCTAACAGTACCAAGTACAACGACTGGTCCGAGGTAGTAGAGGAGTGCGGCACTCAGGCTTACTACATATCAGCGCGTGGCTTTCGAAATACACGAGCCAAGGTTGTGCCATGAGCGAAGTAGCTAAATTGCGAGCATTCGCAAACGCGATCCTAGAGGACTTTCCGGATTCTTGCCCTGACGGCTTCGGGATCCAGAAACTAGCCGAGCTGCATGGATTGCTGGAGCCCGTTGAAGTTACCGAGCCCTGCCATACCGAGTGCTGCCAGTGCGCCGAGGTTGGCGATTTCCCGATGGACTGCTATCGCAAGACCAAGCTATTGACTGGGGAGCAACAATGATTACCGAGCATCTGATTCAAGACATGGACAACCTGCGGCACATGCTCGGCGTGTGCAGCACGAGGCCACGGAAGCGCTGGTGCTATCGCAATTACTTCAACAGTAATCCAGGCTGTGACAGCTACGCGTCAATGCAGCGCCTTGTAGCGCAAGGCCTGGCATTCGAGTACCGGCCTGACTATTTCAGCGCGACCCTGCACGGCTGCATGGCCATCGGGTTGACCTCGAAAGAAGCCGCCAAGGCATTGAACGGAGCTTGAGCATGACCATCACCGACGAGCAGTTGCAGGCGATCGAGCTCAGGCATGCAGAAGACCTGAGAATGCTGGAGATAAATCCAGAACTGCCAAAGCAGTATGAAGGCTGGGAATCTCCTGGTGACATCAGGGATTTGTGGCAAGCCATTCGCGAGCGGGAATCCACCATCGCCACCCTCGAGCGAGCAATGACCGCGACCGAGACGAAGCTCAGCCAGCGCGACGCCACCATCGCCGAGCTGCGCCGCCCTTGGGCAGACATACGGAAGGAGTTCGAGAGCGAGGACGGAGTTGACGCCGTGCGAGCTGTGGACGCGCTGTGCAAGCGAGTCAATGGACACCGCAAACAGGTTCAGCGTCTGGAGCGAAAGATCCAGGTACGAGATGCGACCATCTGTGAGATGGACGAAGAACTCGAAGCGATAAAGAAGCAGCTCGCCGAGCTGCGCAATCGCCTAGAGGCCATCGGAGACAAGGGCTGGCGTGAGTACGCCGAGTGGGTGGAGCAGGAATGGCACAGCCAGCTGACAGAGCTGCGCAAGCCGGTGGCGGTGGAGCCCGATGAAGAGACAGAGTATGTACGTTACAGCCTGTCCAGAAAATACGAGAACCGCGGCGGCATACCCGATCACGTGCTCAAAGATCTTGCTCATCTGTTGAGGCGCTGTGACACCCTCGCCCAAGACTGCGCCCGCGACGCCAGTGCACGCGATGCGATGCTCGCGGAGATGGCGGGGTTGCGAGCGACATTTGGCAAATGCACCGAATACTGGCAGGCACGATTCAACGTGCTCACAGATGCCTGGAACTCAGGCAGCAACGACGCGGTATTGGATGCCTGTCGTAAGTTCATCAAGGCCAACGATGATGCCCCGGCACAGGCAAAACTTGAGGAGCTGGCGGGGCTGAGGGAGCGGATTGAACAGATGGGGCGACAGGCTGAGCAGCACGCTCAGTATGCAGCACATCGGCAGCGAGAATTGGAGGACACCAAGGAGCGCGAGCGGCAGTTGCGCCATGTTCTTTGGGTGCTCGTCGAGCACAACAAGCTGTACTTCGGCTGGAATCACAGCACGGTGATTGACGGTAGCGCCGCCCTCGCCGCCTCGCCCGCGCCGGTGGAGAGCGCCGCCCTCGCCCGGCCGCAGCCACAGGGCCGCACGCCAGAGCAGTACGCCATCGAGCATGGCCGGTACCTTGCGACCGCCGCGAGAGAATTCATGGACGCGTGCAACGCTGTATGGTCGGCTCAGCAAGCTGTCGATGAGGACGAGACAGATACCCAGAATGAGGCCGATGGCCTTTTAAACAGGCTGGACGAGGCAAAGCAGTCGCAATGTGAGTCATGGCGCGCATTGGATAATGCAATCTACGAATTCACCAAGCGTGCCGACCGGGCATATCCACTGAAGCGCGCCCTCGCCCAGCCGCAGGGGGAGCAGAAGCAGATCAGCGGTAAGCGATGCACCTGTGACACATCAAACGGCGGGTCTATCCCTTGCTACGTGGAGAGCGGCGGCAAACTCGGAGAACTGTGGCATTGCGCGAAGGCCGGGCAGGAGAGCGGCAATGTCTGAAAAAGAATGCATAGACACGTACCGCCAGGAATGTGTGCAACTGCGCGCCCGCATAGCTCAGCTGGAGGCCCAGCTAGGCGAGGTCCGAGCACACCGAGACCGCGAGCGCCGTCAGAATAAGCGACTCTCCGCCGAGAACGCGGGGCTGAGGGAGGATCGGGAGCGTATTAACTGGTACAGCACGCATGGTCGTGATGTCTACCCAGCGGCATCCGGGCTCGGCTGGTGCGCTGGCGGCGATATTGCCTATACCTTGCATGTGGATTTGGGCTCGGCCATCGACGCAGCCAGGAGTGGGAAGTGAATAAACTCAAGGTGAGTTTCGCAGTCCCGTTTTCACGAGAGATTGCCGAAGCCGAACTAGCCCGCCTGCGCGAACAGGTGGAGTCACTACAGAAACAACTCAAGCTCGTGCAGTCTGCCGCAATTAACGGCATGAACGCTGCACATGAGATATCTCGCCACGAGCTTGCGACGGCCCGCAAGCTGCACTCAGAGTCTCGCCCCGACGCCGTGGAGTCTGAGAGGTCCGCGAATGCGCTGCTCACAGATGAGAATGAGCGCCTGCGCGAACGCGTGGCGGAGTTGGAGAAGGACAATGACCCAACACTTGTCGTCCAACGAGAGAAAATCTACCAGCTACAGGATCGAGAGCGTCTGCTGTTGGAGGCTGTGCGGTGGCTGTGTGTGGAGCTTAAGGGCGCAACAACCTTTATAGGCTACGAGATCAAACAGCCACCCGCCCACCTCGCCCCGCTGATCGCCGAGGCCATCAAATGAGCAGGATATCTGAAAGGCACGAGAAGCTCGACCAAAACGGCGAAGGTCTTTGTTCTGTGCCGATGTGGAGCATGGGCTGCCCCGCTGGATTATGTGACAGGCCGGCATACGGCGAGCGACCTCCTGGTCGGAACTATAACAGATGGGATGGATCCCGATGGCGCGACGACGGGCTCTACGCCGGTTACGTGCCTGCACTAGCCTGCCCAATTCACGGAGGCCCAAGCACCAGAGTGTTCCTTGACGGAAACATGTGGTGTGCGGTGAATCCCGATTTCGTCAACCTGCAGGAGTCGCCAGCAGGATTCGGCGAGACTCCAGAGATCGCCCGGAAGTCGCTGATCGCGGAGGCTACGAAGTGAAGTACCACGTGACACTCGAGGTTCACGCCTACACAACAGTTACTGTTGAGGCTGACTCTGAGGAACAGGCCCGCGAGAAGGCATGTAGGACAGCTGTCTCCGGACGAGAACTGCAGGTCGCAGATGTGGGCGACATTATCGATCTCGTTGAGGCGGATGCGGAGCAGATTGATAGGGAGGCGGCGGGAGGATGAGCGCATACACTCATCCCGGCGATCCGCGTCACGTCATGCGCTGCTATCGGCGCTACATCCTCAACACCAAGCGCAAGGTGAACGAGCAGCTGTCCAGCCATGGTAAGGCACCAAGCCGCCGCGGCGCGCGATCGCTGATCCATTACCGTGCGATCGTGCAGGAGTACTTGGCCGCCAAGCGGGTATGTCTAACGTCATGACAATCCTCACCGTCGAGCAGGTTGCCTCACGCTACTCCGTTGAGCCTTCAACGGTTCGCGAGTGGGCGCGTACCGGTCAGTTGCCGGCGATCAAGATGGGCAAGTTCTGGCGCTTTGACGAACAACAACTACTCAAACATCAATCATGCTGTACAAACGCAGTACGAAGCCAGGCGCAGTCTGGTGGTGCAAGTTCACAATCCGTAAGCGCCAGGTCAGGGTCTCGTGTGGCACTGCTAGCAAGGCGCTTGCGGAAGAGTTTGAACGGCGGCTGAGAGATCAGATCTGGAAGGAGCAGGAACTTGGCGAATTCATCTACACGTGGGAAGACGCGAAAAAGCGCTGGCTGGCAGAGAAAGCCCACAAACGATCTATACTTAGAGATAAACAAGCATTCGAAGCGTTTGCGGGTTTGCTTGAAGGGCATGCCATTGCTGACATTGACGTTCACAAAATGTCCGATCTTAGACAATCCCTCTTGGAGGGTAGAGATGTCTACCCACCACGACCTAGAGAGCCGGGGACAGTTAACCGAATTCTCGCGGTTGTTCGCGGAGTCCTTAACGCCAGCGTCCGATGGGGATGGCTCCAGTACGCCCCCAAAGTAGCCGCCCTGCATGTCGAAAAGCCAGAGCCACGCTGGATCACGCCGGAACAGTTCGAGCAGTTGTTTCGTGAGCTGCCACCGCACGCCAAGCAAATCACCAGGTTCGCCGTCGCCGTCGGCGCGCGCGCCAGCAACGTCTTCCGGCTCCGCTGGGAAGACGTTGACCTCGAAGCCAAGGTGTTCAGGGTCTCAGCTGCCGAGTTCAAGGGCCGGCGCGCCGTTGGCTTCCCGCTGCCCCCGGATGCGATCGAAGTGCTCCAGCAGCAGCGTGGTGCGCATGCCGAATACGTGTTCACTGACCACCTCGGCCGCGCTCCGGTGCGGTCGCTCAAAACATGCTGGGCCAAGGCATGCAAGCGTGCCGACCTACCGGGCCTGCGACTGCATGACTTGCGGCATACATTCGCTGCTTGGCATAAATTGGCTGGCACGCCGACCGAGGCACTCAAGGCGCTCGGCGGCTGGTCTGATAGCAGGATGGTCGAGCGATACGGGCACATCAGCCCGCAGGATTACGCGGAGTTTTCCGATAATCGACGGAAAAAAAGGAGGTAAATAAATGGCCACCCTGTATCAGAGAAACGGCACCTGGTGGATGCGCGGCAAGGTCAATGGCAGGGACTACCGCCGCACCACAAAGACAAAGGACCTTGAGAGAGCCAAGCAAGTCCTGGAGGCATTCGAGCGAAGCCAGAAGGCAACCACCGGCAACCGAGAATGGGAGAAGGTCGTGGCTACTTGGCGCTATGACTCTCAGAGCTGGTTGAATCGAACCTATAGGCACATCAGGTCCAAGACCAAGAAGCGCAACTGGCCTGAGAATATGAGCCTTCTAGAGTTGGAGGCTCTCACGATCATGTCCGACGGGCGGTGCGCTATCACCGGAATCGACTTCTCGTTAAACGCGGATAGTGCCAGCCGGCGCAACCCGTTTTGCATCAGCCTAGACCGCGTTGACTGCTCGAAGGGATATGTTGCTGGAAACGTGCGAGTGGTGTGCCTGATAGTGAATATCTCGCTCAACAACTGGGGCGAGGATGCGGTCAGGACGATGGCCAGGGCCATTGTTGGGGCGGAACTGTTCCGGGCCTTGGGACAAACCAGGGCACACGTCGAGGTTATTCAGTCCATCGAGAACAAGCTGAATGCCTAGTTTTATAGTGATTCTTAGACTATTCTGCTCTACACAGCTGACGCATTACGAATGCGTTGCTCTACCAGCTGAGCTACCCCGGCGCTGGAAAAATCCTTTGTACTTTCAGGCTTTAGCTTGCTTCCGTGGTGCAGTCGGTCAACTGAATGTGCCTATCTGTGCCTGTTTCCGCGGATGCGCTGTACAAATTCGGGCACAGGAGAAATTGTAGCATGAGCCGTCGTCTCGAAACCCCAGCATGTCCCCACTGCCGACGTCCGAACCCGGCGCGGTGCCAGATCTATCGACAGAAGAGCTTCTACTGCCAGGCATGCCATCAGTGGGGTCCGTGGCGCGATGCTACTCGTCCGCCCAAGCCAGCAGGAGCAACCAATGAACAATAACTCCCTCGACATGGTAGGGGTAATAGCTTCGACCCCCATCGCGCCCACCAGCAGTGGCCAGCAAGTGGCCAGCGAATGGATTCCCGTCACCGACCGCTTACCGAAGCCAGAAGTGTTCGTCCTCTGCTGGGACGGCATTAGATGCTTCATTGGCTGGTGGGGCAGTCTCCGTGACAACGGGAGTGACGCCACTCATTGGATGCCCTTCCCTAAACCGCCCGGCGCGATCGACATGTATGACGGGAGGCGCGCATGACTTCCCCAAACCCTGACCAGCCCGAACTTGTCGCCTACCTCATCGAGTTCGAAAACGGCGAGCGCGAGCTGTGCTTCGCCGAGGACGGCGTCCCGGCGTGCGGCGAGACTGTGACGCCCCTGTATGCGCTGCCTGACCCGCGGGTGGCGCCGTGAGGCTGACCTTCGACAAATCGGTACCGCTGCACGTGCAGATTTCCCGCATCGTGAAGTGCCATACCGGTCGCAAGCATCAGCACCGCAAGGGGCCGGGACGATCAGCGTCTGATCAGAGGTCAGCAAATAAGCAGCGTCAGTTGCTGGCCCTCGCCAAGCAGAAACGCTTCAGCCGGCTGGCGAGGGCTTATTGGACAGGCCAGACCGAGGAGCACCCCTGATGGCGCGTCTCAAGACAATGCATGGTGGCCCAGACGGGTGGAGCGAGTGGGCATGGCCGACAATGAAGCTGTACCGTATGGGCTGCTGCGACTGCGGGCTAGTACATGACATGGAATTCAAGGTAGTGCGCGTCACCAGCCGCCGAGGCACGCTATCCACTGGGGTGGAGGTCAAAGGCCATCGGGTGCTTTTCAGAGCTCGGCGCAACAAGCGATCAACAGCCCAAGTCAGAAGGCATAAGCTGCGGGTGGCGCCGTGAGCAGCAAGACTCGTCCCAGGTATTGCCCGAGCTGCGGCGCCACCAAGATCCGCAAGTGCAAGATGTTCAGACAAAAGAGCTACCGCTGCGATGCCTGCTTAACTTGGGGCCCGTGGCGGGACTCGCGCTACCCTCCCTCCTCCCTCCCGCCGCAGGTGACGGAATAAGTGCCCCGCCACGCCGCCATCGCCCGAGATAAGCTACTCCGGCCAGCGCTCCTTCAGTTCGATGAGCCGGCGCCTGTAGCTCTCGCATTCTCCAGCGAGCTGCACCAGTCCTGGCCCAGCGTCGAGCCCATCCGGCAGATGATCGACTCCTTGCTGACTGGCTCCACCAGCGCTGCGGGCGGCGGGAGGGGCTCCGGACAGTTGGCCACTACCGGTAGCTGGGCGGCACACCCGGACAACAGGCTTACGAGCAAGCAATTCAGTGATCTGATTTTGATACCCACTCTTCTCTCCGATCCAACGTGATTCATTGGCCTGAAAAGTCTTGCGAGCCTGCGCATCGCGGGCAGCTTGCTGGAAGTTGGCGCGGGCCACCTGAGCGGCCATGTCGGCTGTAGCCGCCTCGTATCCCCTCTCGTACGCCGAATCGATCTGGTGTCGGTACAGGACCAGCACCAGGCCGACGGCTGCGGCGATGGCGATGACGCGCCAGTAGCGAGCCAGGAAGATCATTCGGCCACCCTCGCTGCATCCCGGCCCTCGTATCGCTCGCGACGGCGTTCCTGGCGTGCATGCGTGCGCTGAGATTCGCACAGCCCGCAGTGCTCGCTTGGCGCGCAGCCCGCGAATGGCGAGCGCTTGCGTACGCGGCCCTTGCTGAGCTCCCGGCCGTGAGCGGCACGCAGCCGGCGGCGCATTACTGGCAGGTCCAATGCAAAACGCTTCACTGCTTCACCTGCGGCTGCACAGGGCTGAATTGGCCGCGCAGGTACACGAGCACCCCCATCACCGCCATCCAGTACTTGAGCTGGCTTTCGGGAATCACCCCAGGCACCGCGGCGACTGCCGAGATGATGCCGGTGGCCACCCCTAGCGCTTTTGTGCCGTGGCAGCGGAAAAACTCGTAGATCTGTTTCATAGTCCCAATACCTTCCGCGCCCGTATCCAATGCGCTAAGCGTTCGTCCAAACCGTTGAAACCGCCATTGATGAGTTTCGTGAGCGCGCAGAACTTGTCGCCGTCGGCCAGCTCATTGCAGCCGTGCTCACGCCACCACCACGCCGATGCGCGCGCGGCAGCAGCCGGCGACTCGAGCAGCGATGGGTTGTCGATCAGGTCCATGTTGAGCGCAGCCGCACACTTGGCGTAGTTGGCGCGTCCCGTGATCTGCAGCAGTCCGCGGCCAGCGAATCGCACGCCGTCGCCTGGCTCCGTGTTGCCGAGGCTCGCCCTGCCCTCGTACGCGCTGCCGTCGGCGAGCTCGCGCACCCATCGCAGTGAGCCTGTCTCGTGGCAGACCTGGGCCAAGAACGCGGCCTGGCGCTGGGGCGTCGTGATGCCGAACTCGCGCATCGCATCACCGATGTGCGGCGCATAGGTCTGCGCGCGGCTACCAGCGTTGGGCATGCAGGCTAGGAGCTCGGCGACGTTCACGCTCAGCGCCCCGTGACCCGCTGCCACATCGAGGCGATCCAGGTGCCGACGGTGCGCACCATGGCAGTGGCGCTGCGAATAATGATGATTCGGCGTTGGTCAGGCATTAGTTATCCTTGGCTTGGTCAATCGTCATTTGACGGATGTCTTCACGCAAAAGCAGGACTTCGGTTCGAAGGTCACGAGCTTGGCTGATCGCCCACAGCGCAATGCCGAGCGACAGCATGGCGACGCCGAATCCAATGATTCCGGCGAACAGACCAGCGCGATCATGAATCTCTGCTTTGCCCCCGGCTGCATAAGTACCGCCCTGCTCCACCTTCGTCTGCTCAGGTACGACGTTCATTTTTGTTCCCTTTCCGCTCGAGATTCGAGCGACCGCAATCGTACATCCGTGACCAGATCCGTGGCCTGGAGCTTGCCGATCTCGATGTAGATCTCGCGCTTGTCGTCAGCCTGGGATTCGCGTATCGCCAGCGTCGTCAGCAGGTTCCAGGAGACCAGCCCGGCAATGCCGATGAGCAGCACGCCCACGGCCCATTTGGTCGATGGCGGTATGTGGAGCCGGTCTAAGTGCACATCCATTCGCATCTCTTCCTCCGGTCCATCGGGAGCCTCGCGGCGGCGGTCTTCGGGGGTGGTCATGTAACCCGCCTGTCGTAGCTGGCATTGAATGCGCTGATGCCCTTGGCATTCGCGGCGGTGAACAAAGCGCTGCCATTGCCGAGCCGCAGCGTGATCACACCAGCAGTGCTGATCTCGCCGTATCCAGCCTGGCCCGTGCCGTTGTCAATCACGCGCATCGGTATCGTCTGCGTAGATGCCGGGAACATGCTCGCCGGCATGCCGGTCAGCGTCGCGGCAGTGCTGTCCGATGTACCCTGCAGTCCAGGCATCACCAGGCGCACGGCATCGCCCTCCCAGAGCACCTGAATCGTGGCGGTAGGATCGGTGCCGCTGATGCCGGTGAGCGTCGCGGTGAAGCCCGTGGGCAGGCCAATGCACGAGTAGAAAGCCTTGCCGGTGAACCCCTGGTTAGCGGTGGATCCAAAAGTGCAGCCGATGTAGATCTGCCTAGAGGTGTCGGTATCGGCAGTCGTGAACGACCCGTCGCATTCGCAATTCGTGAGGGTGATGACACCAGTGGTATTGCCGACGAGGTTCATCTGCGCCGAGCTATACACGTTGTCTAATATCGCGGTCTTCTGAATGCTGCGCAGGTTGAAATTCGGCTGTCCCGTGCCGACCAACCGCAGATTGCGAAAGGCGATGTTGTC